ATGGAACCGACGGGCAGCGATCTCGGCGATTTCAGCGAGCCGTACCGAGGCTATGAGATCGAGGTGAAGACCGAGCAGGTGTGGGACGGCGAGCATGCGCACTACCGCGTGCTGCAGGACGCCGTCGTGCGGATCGACTGGCGGCTCGTGAAAGTCGACGGGATGCTGATGACCGAACGACGTGTGATCGAGCGCGTGCTCGACGAGGCGCGGCGCGCGGTGGACGTCGAACTCGGCGGCGGAGCGGCCGCGTAGCCTCGTTACGGTGGCCGGCGCGGCCGTGCGGCCCGCGTTGCGGTAAAATCACGGGTTGCCTTTCGCGCCGCTTGCTGCCCCGAATTCCATGTCCGCACCGTCTACGCTTCCTCCCCGCCGCGTTTCCGTGGCGCCCATGCTTGACTGGACCGATCGTCATTGCCGCTCGTTCCATCGCACGCTGACGCGCGACACGTGGCTGTATACGGAAATGATCACGACGGGCGCGCTGCTGTTCGGCGACGCGCAGCGGCATCTCGCGTTCACGCCGAACGAATCGCCGGTCGCGCTGCAACTCGGCGGCAGCGAACCGGACGATCTCGCCCGCGCAGCGAAGCTCGGCGAGCAGTGGGGCTACGACGAGATCAACCTGAATTGCGGGTGCCCGTCCGAGCGCGTGCAGCGCGGCGCATTCGGTGCGTGCCTGATGAACGAGCCGCAACTCGTCGCCGACTGCGTGAAGGCGATGCGCGATGCGGTGTCGGTGCCCGTGACGGTCAAGCACCGGATCGGGGTCGACGCAGTGGAGGACTATGCATTTGTGCGCGACTTCGTCGGCACGGTTGCGCAGGCAGGCTGCGACACGTTCATCGTGCATGCCCGCAATGCGATCCTGAAAGGGCTGTCGCCGAAGGAGAACCGCGAGATCCCGCCGCTCAAGTACGACTATGCGTATCGGCTGAAGCGCGATTTCCCGGCGCTGGAGATCGTGATCAACGGCGGGATCAAGACGCTCGACGAGGTGGCGGAGCATCTCGAGCACGTTGACGGCGTGATGCTCGGCCGCGAGGCGTATCACAACCCGTACGTGCTCGCGGGCGTCGATGCGCGCTTTTACGGATCGACTGCGCCGGCGCCGACGCGCGAAGAGGCCGAGGCGAAGCTGATCGAATATTGCGCGGCGGAGTTGAAGCGCGGCACCTATCTCGGCGCGATCGTCCGGCACGCGCTCGGGCTGTATCGCGGTGTCGCGGGCGCACGTGGCTGGCGGCGCGTGCTGTCGGACAACAAGAAGCTCGCGCGCGGCGATCTGAGCGTGTTCGACGAGGCGCGCACGCATCTGAACAACGCTATCGAAAATTTTGAAAAAAATGCTTTGCAAGATGGAAAAGTGTTCGTATAATCTTGTTCTTCGCTGCTGAACACGAAACGAAACAGCGAAGACGCAAAGCAGTATCAGTGGTGGCTGTAGCTCAGTTGGTAGAGTCCAGGATTGTGATTCCTGTTGTCGTGGGTTCGAGTCCCATCAGCCACCCCAACAAATTCAAAGACTTGCAGCGCGATTAATTGATCGAGTTCCAAGTTTTGGAAGATGAGATTCCAAATTTTGGAAGATCTTCCGAAAAGAAAACCCGCCATTGAGCGGGTTTTTTTATTTCCGGCGTCAGCGCGTCGCGCGCACTTTTCTTTGTCGCCGGCGGTCGTATGTCTTTCTCACCATGCGTTCATCCGCATGGCCGGTCGCGTCGATGATCCGGTCGTCACCTTCCTCCTGGCGGTCCGTGACGGCCGCCGGGCGCATGTCGCGCAGCGCAAATCGCTCGAACGGCACGCCGCGCTCCTGCGCTTCCTTCTCGCAATAGCCCATCAGGCGTGCCCAGTTCGTGTTCCAGCCGCTGCGCGTGTACACCTGGCCTGCGGTGTTCCCGAATACGTGCACGCTCGACGTACGCTGCAGGGCGAGTGCTTCGTCAATCACGGCCTTCAGCTCTGGCGACCACAGCACGAGCTTCACGCGCTGCTGCTCGCCGGCCTTGCGTTTGCCGATCGGCACCTCGACGCCTTCTGGCCGGATACTCTGGCGGTGCAACTCCCGCATCTCCGTCGGCCGGCTAACGGTCAGGTAAGCGGCCTTCACGCATAGCGCGAGGATGAGGTACGCGGAACTCGGATGCTGGTCGCCGACGCTTCGGCGCGACCGCGCGACTTCCACTGCCAGATCGATCTCGTCCTGACGCACGTACCGCTGGCGCGGCCGCGTCGGGTTGTACTCGATGCCGCGACACGGGTTCGTTTCGAGCTCGCCGCGTCGCCGGCCGTATTCGAGGATCGCTGACAGGAGGGCGATTTCCTTGTTCGCCTTCGCCGGCGCGCCGAGCTGCGCACGTTTGTCGAGGTAGCCGTAGACGTGCTTCGGCTTGATCGCGGCCGGCGCCATCTTCCCGAAGACTTTGACCAGGCGTTTTGACTCGACGCGGTTCTCGTCCAGAGTGGACTGTGCCTTGCGCCGCTCGTCGGAGTGCGGCAAGCCATCCTGCCATTCGAAGTACCGCGCGACGAGCGCCTCGACCGTGCCCGGTTCGATCGCGTTTCCGTTGAGCGCCTCCGCGCGCTCGATCGCCTGCTTGCGGATCTCGGCGAGCGCTTCCTTATTGTGCGCCGGCGCCGCCAGGCGGAACGCCCAGCGGCCGTTCGGCAGCTTGTAGCCGAAGCTGACCTTGTGTTTCCCGTAGTGAGCGTAGAGCCGGAAGGGTAACCCGTCCGGCCGCTTGCGTCGTCCGATCATGATTAGAGTGCGGCGAAGTTCGGTTCTTCCGACGCGGCGGCGCGGTGCCGGCGCGCGGGTGTTGCGGGTGCGGTGCCGTTCATGCGGGCGTCGTAATACTCGCGCGCGACGAGCGGCACGCCGGCGATGTTGACTGCGAACGGCCAGTGATTGCGCTCGAGCCAGCGCTTCATGCAGGCGTGGCTACGCGGCTTGCAGCCAACCAGCTCGGCTAGCTCCGGGGTGGTGAGGTAGAGGCTCATGATGCAATCCTTCGAAATGCCACGACCCATACCCATGGGTTCGTGTCCCAGCCGTACCCGCGCGAGGAGTTCAGGCTGTCCCAGAGATCGTGAAAAGCGCGGATGCTCGGCGGCCGGAAGGCGCCGGCGCAGTTCCCCCGCATGTGATGGTCCTCGATCGTCACGCCTTCGTCGCGAGCATCGGATTCGCTGATGCTCTGTAGGCGCTCGGCGCGCACGCCGGTGATCTCGAGCGTAATGCGCGACGCCCAGCGCGGCATGTGGATGGATGGCGTCCAGCCACGCGACTCCTTGGCGTCGAGCGCCTGGAACGTGTCGAGGTCGATGTCGACTTCGGCGCGGCCGTCGTCGGCCTGGTAGGCGATGCCGGCATAGCGCCGCGTCGGGCGCGCACCTTCGAAAGTCTCGGTGCCGATGCGGCGCACTTCGTGCGTCTCGCGCACCCACAGGCGGTCGCCGACGTCGCCATGCGGGCAGACGTAGCAGTCGCCGGTACGCGTGTGCCAGATCGCGGCCAGTTCCGGCGCGGGCGTCCCGCCGGCATGCGTCACGGAGCCGCCGCCGGCTGTTGTCGGTTCCCACACGCCGAGCGGATTATCGTGAGGCAGCTTGATGATGCGCCGCGTCTGCGTCTTGCGGCCTTCGAGGATGGCCCGTACCATCGGGCCAGAAAACAATATTGGGAGTTCACGCATGTCTTGGCACCACGGGGATTGGTTGTCGTTCGCGCAAGCCGTCGTCTCGGCCGCGGCGATTATCGGCGCATTTGGCGTTGTGTTTCTTCAACATCATCTGGAAGGGATTAGGCGGCGCGCTGCCGAGCAGGCTGATGCGCGAAGGGTGTTGATGATCGCGTACGCGTTCACCAAAAGGGCATGGACCGTCGTTTCTAAAGTTTCTAGCTTGATTAGTAATCCAGAACGCATCGCGGACGAGTCTGATCGCCGGAAGTATTGCAGCGAGCTATATCAGTCGTTGGAAGCGCTCAATGGACTTCCGATCAATGTTCTCCCTACGGCCGAGGCTGCCGAGCAAATCATTCGGGCACGCAGTGAGCTTGCTGCGGCATGCTTTGAGGCTGACAAGCCCCGTCCTAACGATCAGGCTGGCAGTCTTTACCTCGCCGCGCCGTGGGCGAAATGGGAGGCCCGGCTCGTCGACGTGATGAAGATTCTTAGCCAAGAAAGGGATAAATTTTCGGAGTCAAAGTAGGGCGATCATCTGTGTTCCGGGAATTCGTCGTGAGTGCGGCCGTCGAGGTGGCGGCCGGCATACTTTCGGGAACGCACGCGAGACTGATGCAGCTCGATCATCTCGGCGCGCATGCGCTGCATTTCAGACAGCGGATCGTAGGCCGAACTGAACCATTGGAGCGGGTCGTCGGTTTTGGCCTCTTCGACGGTTTGCCAGAGCTCCATCGCCAACAGCGCCTGCTCTTGTTTCAGCAGGAGGTAGGGGAAGACTGCCGCGATCACCTGCATTGCGGCTGCACTTTGCCGTTGCCACTGGAACTGCGGCCGATGGTTCGCGTTCGCCGGCAGATAGCGATAGACGGAGCCGCCCCAAATTGATGCGGCGAGATCGTGCGGCGCGCGCATTGTCCCGGACATGCCGATCTGCGGAGCGAAGTATTCCCGACCTCGCCGCGTTGAATGTGTGATCGTCACGTACCCGTCGCCGTCGATCGTGCCGGCCAAGTAGGCGAGAGTCGTCCTCGGCACTTCGATTTTGGTGTTTTCGCTCATGCTAGGATTTCCTGGAATCAAACTCGGAGGCGTCATGGAAAGCACATTCGATATCCACAGTCCGAAAACCGTTACGAATGGCGACTATGTGGGGTTCACGATCACGGACGGTGCAACATCGATCGCGGCGCAGATTAGTCGAACTGCGCTGGCAGTACTGCACCAGGATCAAGGCTTCGATTCCCTTGGCGCGTTTGAAACTTACAAACAGAGTATTCGCGAGGCGGCATACGAAATGGTGCGTCGAAATCCGGGACTGAATCCGATCCTGTTGGACGACGGCAACTTCAGGTAGACGCTGTTTTCAGCGACCTCTCTCGACTTTGCCGTTATCCCTCATGGCCTGTTGTCCGCGCCGCAGTTAGGGTAGTCGAGGGAATAACGGTCAGCGTCTCGCAGGAAGCGGCCGCATCCCACGCAATTCACGCGGTCGGCGTGCAGCTTCCGAGGCTTGGTCAGTGCGATTCCGGTCCCGGCGAGCGCCTCATCGCGCTTGATGTGCTGGACGTCGACGGCCGGCCGCCATTTGGAGTCGATGTAATCCTTCGGCCATGGGATGTCGGTCGCGCGCGCGTTGTGGCGCGCCTGCGCCTCTTCCTGCGTGTAGACGTTTGCTTTGCGCAGGTCGGTCGTGTAGCCGTTTCCGTTCTGAGCCCACCACATCACATCGTTGCCGACGAACGAGCGGCTGTCCTGAAGATAGAAAAGAGCGCTCATATCTGGATGTCCACGTATTTGGTGATGAGCCGCGCATCCTCGCTGTGGTGCCGGCGATAGACGATACGAATGCCGCCGCCGAGGTCGAGCGGCCGGCCCCGGCCGTTGTCGTCGTTCAGCTTGGCTTGGTGGTCGAAGCAGGCAGAGCGCAGTGTGTCGGCGAGAGCGACGGGATCGGCCAGTAGTAGTCGAAGCAGGAAGTCGTGGTTGATCTCGATGATGGTTCGAGTGCTCATGCGGCAAGCTCCTCGTCGTTGTTGTCCATGGGCTGCTGAAACACGCGGCCGCGCTCGCCGGCCGGGATCATCACGAGGCCGGCCGCGGCGAGGAACGGATTGCGCTTCATGGCGTCGCGCGCCACGCGAGCAGCTGCAGTTTTGATGGAGGCCGGGCACGGTACGGCCGGCCCGGTCCCGACCGCCCAGACCGGCCGCCACTGGGCTCGGCCGACAGGCGGGATCCAGTCGACGATATGCACTTCGGCCCGGTGAATCGTCAGCAGCTCGCTGACGCGCTGCTGCGACACGCCGCAGCGCGTCACCAGCTCACGAGCCGAGAGTTGCTCACGCTCGAGGATGGCGCGCATCCTGTCCCATGCAGGCGTCGCGCGCGACTTGTAATCGCGTTGCGCCCGCTTGAGCTTGAGCACCCTGGTGGCGAAGGTCTGGACTGACTTACGCGAATGCCGCGGAAACGCGGCGTACAGAGCCTTGGAAGCGATAGGTGACGGGTAGAGGCGGGCGAGCAGGCGCGCCTCGCCGGTCGTCCACAGGTTGTGTGTCGACGTCGACATGCTACGATTTCTCCGTGCTTTTTCCGGGGCGAACCAGATGCAGACGGTTTTCCTGGTGCGTGGATACGAGATGAACTGCACGCCACGCCCGACCGACGACGGCAAGTTCGCCGCGCAGGTCGAAGTGACGAAGGTGAGATTCAGCCGCGAGGCGGCGTTCCGTTCGCTGGGTCTGTTCGACAGCGAAGAGGGGGCCGTTGCATACGCGAAGAACTTCTCGGTCGAATGGCTCAGCCGCTATGGCTGAATGTTTCGAAAAGGTGGGACCGTGCCGCAACAGAACAACACATTCTGGTATGACACGCCGCGCGACATGCTTGCAAAGCTGGATCGCGAGATCAAATCGCTGCAGGCAATTGGTCGCCTCGATAATCACCGTAAGGCGGATACGGTCCTGAATGCCGCGATAACTGCCTGGCAGATTTCCGACTGGGTAAAGGCATCAATAACCGATCAGCAGCGCGCGCGAATTTCGATCGTTTGCGGCGGATGCACCGTAGATAATCGATTTCTGGACAAGTACTTCCGATCCAATCCGAACGTCCATTTCTGTCGACAACTTGCAACGGCAGGAAAGCACGCAAGCGTCCGCGACCATCATGACCATTACATGCGAACGCTGGTGGCACTCGTGTTCGATTTCGAGGCTGAATTGCCGTCACTTGAGTGGATGATCTCCGTAGACCATAACGGAACGTCGGTTCCCGTGAAGGAGGTCCTCGGAGGCGCGTATGACTTTTGGTGTCACTTTCTAGATCTGATGGAAGGAGTGTCACCTTTCCCCTGATTGGCAGTCTGCAGCAACCCAAATCAGGGCCGAGAGGCGGTCATGCTCGCACCCATCCTTTCGACGTCGAGCGGATTCTCCCGCTCTTGCGGACTGCCTGAAGGCGCCGGTCAACGATGCGCCAGCCTACGACTTCGCCGAACGTGGTCGGCCGGCATTCCTCACGCGCGAGTCGTTCGCTTTCTTCGCGCACTGCGCCGGTGTTGACGGCTGCGAATTTCTTCGGAGTGTCGTCGATCGACGCGACGATCAACTCGTCGAGCTTCTTGTACTTGCTCATGATGGGTCTCCCGACATGTTGCAGGCCGTGCACACGCCGCGCCATTTGCCGGTAGCGTCGTGCACGTCGCCCGTGCCGTCGCAGGCCGAGCAGAGCGGCGTCAGCTCCGGATACAACTTCTCGCGCAGATGATGGGGCAGCCCGGCCGCGCGGATCTCGAATACCTCGACGTCGGTCAGCTTCATTGGATTTCACCCGCGCTGATCGCGTCGACGGCCTCGATGAACTTGCGATGCTCGTTCTCGCGCGCCCACCATACGAACATCACGTATCGCTTGACCCATATCTCGGACGGTGTGTCGAAACGATCCGCGCCTGTGAGATTCGGGCTGGAGAATGCGCCGGCTGACGTACGTTGAATCGCGCGGCGCTGCGTGCGTTCCACAAATACCTCCGGCTCGCCGTTCTTCATCAGCGTGCGCCAGCGCGTTCCGTCCCGCTGATCGTCGGGCGACACCTCGGCGCGCGGCTCCGGCAGCGTCAGTTCGCCGCGCTGGATCTTGATGGCGTTGTCGAGCGCGTCGATGTGCTCGGTCGTCAGCGTCTGCGCGCGGTCCGCCTCGATGACGGCGAGCGCGGCCGCGATGACGGCCGCCGATGCGCGCGGCTCAGGCTGGGCCGGATGCGCGGCGTCTTGTTCCTTGAGCGCTTCCACGCGTAGTGCGAGCGATGCGTCGATCCCGACTGCGATCCGGTGTGCGAGCCCGAGACACCACGCCGGCATGTCAGTCTCGCCGCAGCCGCGCAGCAACCCTGCGTGTCCGATCAGCGCGAAAACGTCGCTTTCCGTCAGTCCCTCCCGAGCAGCTGCCGGTGCGGGAGGCTGCGGGGCGGCCGGAATTGCACGAAGCATTTCCCCCCAAACGGATTTGGCGCCGCGTCCTTGCGTGCATGGCCAGTAGCCACGATCGAGCATCGCTTGTGTCGGCTCGACCGGAACGAGCACGTAAGCAGTCTTGCGCGGCACCGGTTCCGCCGCCGGCGCGAGTGCGGCGGCGCGGTCCCGCCGGCAGGAGTCGTCCGTGCGCTTTTCGCACGGGCCTGGGCCGCTGCACATGCACGGCGCAGGCACGCCAGCAAGCTGCGCGCGCAGCCACGTCGCGACGTCTTCGCCCTGCGGGCAACCGAACTCGCTGCAGATCCCGTGCAGCAGGTCGAGGTTCACGCGCACCGCGTTGTAGACCCAGCGGGCGATCGGGCGCAGCAGATCGCCGTCCTGCTGCGGCTCGACGGCGTCGAGCAGGTCGCGCACGATCTTGACGCTCGCCGAACTGTCGTTCGTGAGTTCGTCGATGTTGTCGCCGCCATGCTCTGCGTCGTAGTGGTGGCGGATGAACTCGCGCAGCTGGTCGACGGTATAACCGCCGTAGGTGTTGGTGGTCATCGTCGTCCTCATTTGACGGAGATATCCGGTACGATGACCGACGGCTTGAACACGACCTTGTAGTGGTACGCGCTCGCCGGAGCCGAATCGAGCTGCTCGATGAAGTACGTCACGTTGTTCGACAGTCCGAGGAAGTGCTTCTTGTATTCGTTCGGACCGGTCTTGCAGATGATCGCGAGCTTCGTGTCGGTGCTGGAGTTGTCCTTCGAGCAAAGGCCCTCGATGGTGAGCATGTACTCGCCAGTGAACCCGTTGTAGAACACGATGCGGCGGTTTATCTGGAAGTTGTCGGCGGCCGTCGACAGGTTGTTCGATGCCACGTCGGCATCAGAGCACCCGGCAGTTACCGCGACGCTGCCGACCAGGGCAGCAACGATCAGAAGTCGAGCGAATGAGTGTGAGTAATCGGCCATAGTGTGATCCTCGGTGGTCATGCGAATAGGTCGCCCTGTGATTTGCCGCTCGACTCCGCGAGGTGCGTAGGGCAGAAGTGGGTATCGGCGCCGACCTGATGCGCATGCGCCGCGCACAGGGGCCGATCGCATGTCTTGCCCGGCTTCGTCTGGAAATCGCAGAGGAAGTCGCTCGGCGCGTCGCAGCCGTCGACCGAGCAGCGACGCCCGCGCTTACGACCGCGCGTGCAGATGATTCCGGACGTGCCGCCGGGAAGGCGAAACGGGGTGCAGGGCATCAGGTGCCTCCGTTTTAGAAGGTCTGCGGCGCGACGGTCAGCGCGATTGCGATCGGGCGCACCCAGACCGGTGTCGACGAAAGCTGGAACGTCTCGCCGGATTCGGCGAGCAGCAGCGTGGTGCCCATCACCTCGGCGATCGCCTGAGCGGCGTCCGGCGGCACGGCGTTGCCGATGCGCTCGCGCCACGCTTGGTCGGACAGTCCGTCGAGCTCGAGATACTCCTCCGGCTCGACGAGCGACTGCAGGACGGCCAGCTCGAGCGTGGTGAACGGCCGGTGCCACGTACCGTCGAGCGCGCGGATTACGGCGACAGTCTTCTCGTTCGCCGCGGGCATGCGCGGATCGGCGACGGACCAGCGCCCGTTGTCGTGGCCGGCGGCGGCCGACACCGCGCCGCTGTGCTGGTCCCAGCCGACGACGCCGTAGTGGCCGCCGGTCAGGTACGCGTCGCCGCGCTCGCGGCGCATGCCCGGGCGCGGATCGGCGACGGCGAATGCGCCTTGTCCGCTGTCGCTGCGCGCGATGACCGTGCCAGCCGGCTCGTCGAAGCCGGTCACGCGGTACTTGCCGGCGCCTTCGAAACCGGTGCTCGCACGCGGATCGGCGACCGCGTACGCGCCTTGATCATCTCCGCCGATGACGGTGCCGGCGTGGCCGGCCCATTCGGTCACCTTGTACTTGCTGAACAGAGGGCCGGCCGGCGGCCGCGGGTCGGCGACGCCCTGACCGCCGGCGCTCGGACCGGTGCCACCCGTGACAACGCCGGCCGGCTGGTCGAACGGAACAATGCGGAAGCAGTTGTTGTGCTTCACGCGGGTACGCGGATCTGCCACGGTGTAGTAGCCCTGTCCAGGCGTCTGCTGCCCCGCGATCGTGCCGCAGTGCTCATCCCATGGGAGCACGCCGTAGGCATGGCCGTCGTTCCACTTGGCGCTTTGCGCGAAACGCGGATCGGCGACGCTAAAGGCCCCGTTCGTCGGCAGCGATTCACCGGCGACTGTGCCGGCCGGTTCGGTCCAGTCGACAACGCCGAGATGGCCGCCGCGGCGCTCGGGGACGATGAGGTAGTCGCGCAGCTGGCCGTTCTCGACCGCGAGCTTGTTCAGGCTGCGCCAGTCGCTGCCTGCTTCGACGAACGCGAGGCGCACCCACGTTTTCCACTGCAGCGACGGCACGCGGTGCATCGGGCCGGCGGCCTCGACGTCGCCCGGAAGCGGCATGCGGCCGAGCAGCGTGCCGACGCCCTGCAGACGGTTCTGCTCCGGTTCGTACAGGAACGCCGGCACCTTCGCGATGTGGCGGGCGACCTTAAGGTACCGCTTGCGGCTTTGCGCCATGCCGCGCTTCGCGATCTTGCCGCAATCGTGCGTCGTCTCGTTCACGGCATAGCCATAGTGCTGCAGGATCTGGTCGATCTGATTCAGCAAGTGACGCCCGCGCGTCGCGAGTCGAGGCACGTTCTCGAACACGATCAGTTCGACCGGATCGTCTTTCCATGCCTCGCACATGAGCCAAACGCAGCGCAGCGTCAGCTCGTTGAGCGCCTGGTACTTCGGCGTGCGGCTGAGCGTCTCCGACAGCAGACCGGACGCGCCTTTGCATGGCGACGAGATGAACACGCAGTGCGGATGCTGGTACCCGGCGGCGCGGCGCACGTCTTCGGGTGTGGCCTCGCGCCAGCCGGCCGGCGGCTCGACGCCGTGGAACGCGGTGTACTGCTCGCGCGTGAAAAGGTCCATGACCGTGCACGGCGTGCCGACCAGCGTTTCGAAGTCGCGCGCGGCCGCCGGATCGTTGTCGATGCCGCCGATGCACCGCCACGTCGCGGTCATGTTGCCGACGCGCGAGGTTGCTTTCGTGAAGCCCTTGGCGCCGCCGCCGAGGCCGCAGCAGAAACCGAAGCTGTTGTACACGCGCTGAACGTTCATAGATCTCGGAGTAATTCAAAAAAACGGGCGCCGTGCTGGCCGCCCATAAAGGAAGCCGCGCATCCGAGGCACCGGAATTTGCGCGGCTTTGGGGTAATGTGATCGTGCTACGATGCGGACCAGTGAGAGCGGGGGCGCAATGAATCGAAAGAAAATCGTTATTAATCAGATTATTAAAAAAGATGCGGCGATTGGGCTCGCTGGGTTAGTCCTTGGCCTTGCAATCGCATGCATCCTAGTGCGCGTGCCGGGCGATTCGGCCCAGTGGGCATCGTGGGTGCAGGCATTTGGTTCGATCCTTGCGATCGTTGGAGCTTTTGCCGTTGCGCGATATCAATCAGAAAAGCAAGCCAATCATTTGCTTGTAAGTTCGGCTCAGGCGCGCGTGACTGAGGCGGAACTGGCACACGTTGTCTCTAAGGATGCGATGGTCGCCATATTTGTGGCGAATAAATATATTAGCGACTTCCAAAATGGCAACATTTTCCAATTCGATATCGATCGACTTACCGATGTACAACATTCTTTGCGCTCGCTTTATGGGCGATCAATTCCGTCTGACGTACTCGTGAATGTCATCTCCATCCAGCGCCTAGTGACGTATTCGATACGAGCTGTCTCACAACGCAACAAGAATTCGCAAAGCACCTATCTTCTATCCGAGACTCGCGATAAGGCAAAAGCGCGTACGGAGTTGGCTAACGAGGCCGTAGCTGATATCGAGAGGTGGCTGAACAAAGAGCGCGCTCGACTTGGACTCGCTCCCGTAGCGGATTTTGCGGAGGCGATTGACTGAGCGACCCCTGCGCGATGTGAATCGGGCGGCCTGGTCGGACTCAGCGTGGCATCCACTGCGTGCCGCGCACGATCCGGCCGACCGGCTCGAGCACAAGCATCTCGGATTCCTTCTCGCTGCGCACAAGCGCGCTGCCGCGCCGCTGGGCTTTCTCGAGCGACGCGTGACGCCGTGGCTTGCAATACCTGCCGACCGTCACGAACAGCGGCGCCCGCGCACCGACGGGCCCAAGCGTCAATTCGTCGATGCGCGCTTCGAGCGCCGCGGCGTTGGTGCGCCACGTGTCGGCTCGTTGTTGCGCCGCGTCGAGCTCGGCGGTGAGCCGTTCGACCTCGGCTCGCAGTTCCGCGATGACGCGTGAGGTGGTGTCGGCCGCTACGGCCGACGGCGGCAGGCTCGCAAGGGCGTCGGCCAGCGACAGAGCGACGACCGGCGGCGCGGCGTTGGCCGGCGATATCGGAGCGACGCCGCGCGCGAGCCAGTACACATATTCGTTGCCGCCGCCGGCCCGCTTTTCGCGCTCGACGATCGCCTCGCCGAGCATCCGGTTCAGCTCCTTCGTCACGTCGAGATGCGGGAGCCCGGTTCCGATCGCCACGGCCTTCGCCGTGGCTTCCGATGTCGCGGCGAGATACTTCTCGATGTCCTCACTCACGCTGCCTCCCTGATTGCGTGCTGCGCGGCCGGCGCGACCTGACCGTCCTCGACCCAGAATGCTTCGATGGCTTCGGGCAGGCCGCCGGGCGGCGTCTTCAGGCTCATGAACGCGAGCGCCGTGTCGATCTGTTCGGTGTAGGCCAGGTCGTCGAGCCAGTAGAGCAGTCGGTCGCGCTCCGGGCCGACCAGGACGTCGGCGCGATCGAGCACGAGGAGCTTCAGGCCCGAGAAGTGGCTGATCGCCGCGGCGATGTGCGCGTCGACGCGCCAGCGCTCGGATTCGGACAGCAGGGCATAGGCGCGCCCGTCGGCGAAGATTTCCATCTCCGGCGTGATCGTCACGTCGGCCCATTCGGACATCTCTGCGAGCGCTACGAGGCGCTCGTTCATCGGTGTGAGCGCTTCGCTGAGCAGGTCGGCCGGGATGCCGTTCGGCGCGAGCGCGTCGGCGATCGCCTCGTAGGCGGCAACGTCCTCGTGCAGCGCCGCAGCCTGCTTCGTCAGATCGGCGGCGCCGGCGGCGCGCCGTTCGATTTCGCGGAGCGTCGCGATGTCGGTGTCGAGCTGCTTTCGGCTGCGTTGGAGGTCGGCCAGTTCGGAGCGCGCGGCGTCGCCGGTCTCGCGCGCGGCGGCCGCGCCGCTGTCCTCCGCGTCGTCCTCGAGCGCCCGCAGCTGCGTCGCAGCCGCATCGGCCGCTTCGACGTCGCGTTTGCGGTTCGCGGCCGCGTTTTGCAGCGTCTTCAGGCCCTGCTCGTACTCGGGCAGCTTCGCGGCCGCGTCAGCGTCGCGCGCGCCGGCTGCGGCCGCCGCGGACAGAACGCCGTTGAGGTAGCGCAGGAGCGCGCCGCATTCAGGGCAGCTGCACTCGGTGCCGGCCGGCGCCGCGCCGGCTCGCACACGAAGCGCTTCGACCTTGGGCAGAAATTCGGCGACCTGCTCGTCGGCGAGCTGCGCGAGCTCGACCGCCTTCGCGTAACCGGCGGCGCGCGTGCGCAGGTCGGCGATTCGCGATGCGCGTGCACGTGCCGCGGTGTCCGCCGCGTCAGCCGCGCCGATCTGCTGCTGCAGTTCGCCGATCCGGTCGTCGAGCGCCGCGCGATCGCCCGTGAGCTTCCGCAATGCTGCCTCGTCGAACTCGACCGCCGCCGGCCGCCACGTCGCACCCTTCTGGCTGCCGTACGTCTCGCCGGTCGCGGTGCGCCACGACTGCTTCGCGCCGCGCGCGCGGTCGGCGGCTTCCCTCTGCGCCGCTTCAAAACCGGCGCGCAACATCGGCGTGATGGCCGCGAGCCGTGCGGCGGCCGGTGCCGGCACCGTATCGGCGCGGAACCCGAGCTTGCTGAGCAGCCGGGCGCGCATTTCGTCGACGCCGATCTTCACGCCCATCAGGTCGTACAGAAACGCCCGGCGCTCGGCCGCGCCGAGGTGCGCGAACCGCTGCGCGTCGAGCACCAGCGGCAAGCGCGGATCCTCGACGAGCTCGCGCTTCAGCTTGCCGGACGGCAGCGTGACGCTGTTCGCCTGCTCGCCGCACGCGACCACGATCTGGCCGGCGTCGGCTCCTTCGGTGACGAGCGAGCCATATTCCTTCTTCAGCGCGACGCGCACGGTGTCGCCGGTGAGCGCCATGCGCACGGCTTCCTGCAGGCTGCTCTTGCCGGCGCCGTTCGGGCCGGTGAAGAGGGCGACCGGTTTTGCGAGCCGGAGGTCCGCCGTGCGGATTCCGAGAACGTTCGCTACGTAGATGTCGGTGATTTTCACGATTCCTCTCCCTGCTGCCTGCGCGGCCGCAGCACCGTGCGGCCGCCGTCCGAATCCATCGCACTCACGATGCCCTTCGCTTCGAGCAGCTCGACCAGCCGTGCGGCGCGGTTGTAGCCGATCTTGAACTGACGCTGCACGCTCGAGATCGTCACTTTCTGCTGCTCGATCACGAACGCTTCGACTTGGGGGTACAGCGGATCCTCGTCGCCGGAGGCGGCCTGTTGCTCGTGCCACTCCTTCCAGCCCTTCACCCATGCGATGCACAGTTCGCCGGCCATCACGGGGCATTCGCTTTCGGGCTTGCCTTCGGCGGCCGCCTGCCGGCCGGCATGATGCTGTTCGTCGATCTGCTCTTGCGTCGGGCCGTCGCCGAGCTGCGGCACTTCGCGGAACTCGGCGTCGACGACGTCACCGTCGGATTTGTCGCCGTCCATGCCATCGCCATCACCGTCCGTGTACTCGCGGCCGAGGTCGAAACCGCGCTGATCCGATTCGCCGCGGATCTCGTCCATGCCGCCGGTGTGTTCGCCCGGATTTGCGACGACGACCAGAACGGTTTTCCCGCTTGCTTCGTAGAGCTCGTGCAGGTTCGGCTGAGAACCGCCGAACTTCACGACCGCCTTGACGCCATCTTTGATCGTGATCTGGTCGAGGTCACCCTGGACGACGATGCGGCCATCGCTCGCGATCAGATGCGTCGCCATCTTCACGTTGTGCTCGACCCGCGCACGCAGCCGGTCGATGACGTCGTTTTGCTTCTTCTCGGAGAGCTTCACCCAGATGTCGGGCATCAGCTTCATTTCGGTCACCAGCGCGGAAAGCAGGTCTTTGCCGATGCTGTCGGCGGTCATCTGGAGGACGTTCTTGTCGGTCATGTCGAAATCCTTGGCGGCGGAAGGCGCGCGTTAGTCGGCGTTGATCGGGCCGCGCGGCCGACGGCCGGCCGGCGCGGTCGTTTGGGAAGATGCCTTGCCAGCGGCCGCCTGTTCGGCTGCCGCCGTGATGGCGCGCATGCGCGCCGAGGCGAGGGCGTTCAGTTCGGCCTTGGCGGTTTCGTCCGGCACGCCGCTGATCGCGCTGCGGGCGAGGTCGAGGTCTTCGGGCGTTTTCGCGCTTTCGATGTCTTCGCGGATGCCGCGCACGAGGCCGGCGGCATCGAAGTCGAAGCCGCCTTGCGGTGCGTTGCCAGCGCCGTCCGCTCCCTCGTGCGCTGCTTGTGCTCCGACCTGGTCTGCGCCGGCGCCTTCGGGGGATTGCTCGTCTGCCGGTGCGGAGGGACCAGCCACCGCGGTGCTGCGAACCTCTTCGGCCGGTCGTGCCGGGCCTGATCGTAGGGTGTCGAGCGTCGTGGTCTGCACGGTGAAGGAGCCGTCCGGGTAGACGTCCACGATGTCGGCTTCTTCCTCGGACGTGCGACCCATGCCCATGACAATGTCGGGCGCGTGGATGTTGCCGAAGAAGCTGCCGGCACGGTACTGGAACATCAGCGTGCGCAACCCGGTCTGCCACTTCGATCCAGCCTTCCCGTACCAGCCTTCCTCGACGACCATTCGCATGCTGACCGGCGCCGATTCGATCACCGGCATGCCGATGTCCCGATACAGGTCGAGCATGCGGCCCGAATACTGGCGAACCTGTTCGGGGGCGAGGCGCGGTTCCGGCGTACCTCGCGGAAGTGCCCAGGCAATGCACTCGATGTCGTCGACTTCGACCTGACGGTCCTCGAAGATCGGTTTCCGCGCTTCCTTGTTCCAGCCAGTTTTTTCCTTGTACTTGGCCGTGATCTTGCCGCGGTTGATCATCTGAAAGCGCAGCGGCGTGAATCGCCCCGACGCATTGATCGCCGCGATCACGAACTTGCCGGACCAGCGCAACTTGCCCTCGATCATGTCGGCGTTCTGCATCACGGCGGTGATCGACATGCGGACGGCGCGCGCGACCTCGATCGAGACAAGGCAGTTGCCGATCGCAGAGGGGTTCTCGACCCAGATTTCCTCGCCGTTCACCTTCTTCAGGTTGTGCGACCGGAACTGCGCCGGAACGGCATCGCTGCTCGCGTATGCTTTGGCGATACGGTTGGCCAGGATGAAGCCGCGCTCGGTGAACATGTCGACGGCTTGGTCTGGAATCAGCGCCGGTGCGCCACCGGCTGCCTTCACTTCGCTCAGTTGTGTGGGTGCATTCATGGGTGCCTCTTTACTCGTGGAATTTGCAGACGCGGTGCCGCGGGCAGTACTTCGCGTCGCAGAGCAGCGATTTCGGGTTCGGATAGAAGCGGCCGGTGCGGAACATGTCGGCCGCGAATTCGATGAGGCCGGGCTCGTCTTCGGTGCCGATCATCACGCGCTTGGCGTTTTTCACGGGCGCGGTGGCCACCTCCGGTGCGCCCTTCGTTTTCAGGCCAATGATCTCGGCCGTGTCGGTGATCAGCTCGCCGGTCGTGTGCTCGTAGAGCATCTCGTAGGTGCCGATCTGCGGGCCGTGTCCCTTCGTGACCGCCACACCTTTCTGCACCGCAGATGAGCCGCTTTTCAGGTCGGCGATGCCCGGGCCGAGAGCGGTACGGCGCACGCGCGCCCGGTCCATCGTGCCGGTGAGGCGGATCACGATCCCACCGCCGCAGTCGATGTCGAGCGGCTTTGTCTCCATCTCGACTGCGACGAAGTCGTAGCGTGGTGCGATCTCGAGGCAGTACTTCGTAGTGAGCGAGAGCCCGATGCGCTCGGCCTCCGACAGGCTCAGGTCATCGCGCGCCGGGTCGAATTCGTTCGCCGGGTCGCGCAGCTTGTCGACGAAGGCGCCAGCGGCATCGTCGACCGTCAGACCAGAGCCGTCGAGGCGTGCCTGGTCGAATATGGCGGTGCCAGCGTGGATTGCGGTGCCGAGCGCTGCGCGCAGCCCCACGACGTTGCGCATGCCGAGCAGAAAGATGCCTTCAAAGCGATACGCACAGTCGAACAGTGATCCCCACGCGGAGGCGCGGACTTTGAAAACGGATGGTGTGGTCATCGTTGACCTCCGAAGCCATGACGTGCGATGGGGGCGAACTCGGGCCATGCTGGGGAGTTCGCAAGGCGGTGGTGCAACGCGACGTGGTATTCGTGCGTGCAGACGAGCAGGTTCTCCTTCCGGTTGTCGCGCTTCATCCCATTGATGTGATGGACGACTTCCGTGTTTGGGTTGCCGCAACCGAAGTTTCGAAGCGGTCGCCCGAGCGCCTGCTCGGCGATGAGAACGTGCTCGTATTTCCGCTGTGCCGCACCGAGCCGCACGACGACGTAGCCGTGACTGCTCAACGTGCGATTGCCGATCGCGGCAGCCGTTTTTGCCGCTGCCGCCTTGCCGATACCGTGTCCCTTGATGAACTTCAATGGCTGGCCGCGGACCCAGCCTTTCGACCGGTCATTGACTGGTGCGAGCCGCGTTGGCTGTCCGCAGCCGCATTGACAAAGTCCAACTTCCTGCGCACTCATGCTTCGCTCGCAGCGGTGGCAGGCGCGCTCGACTCGACGGCCGGCATCTTCTCGACGCACACGTACGGAAAGCGGTCGGGAAACGGCTTGATGTGCTTGTAGAAGTGCGAGCCGAGCGAGTCGGCGGTCTTGAGCGCGTCGAAGTTGGCCTGCGTGAAGCCGGTGTAGTGGTACAGCGACGTCGGCGCATTCGTCTTGCGATCCTTGAAGCGAACCGCGAGCGTTTCGGATTCGGCGTCGTATCCGATGCTATGGATCTGCGATGACTCGACGGGAAGGGTGTCGATGGTTTTCATGCCTTTGGACTCCAGATAGAACGACGAGAGACGCGCAACATGCGGCGCGCGCGATGTGGCGGAGAATGTGGCGTCGACGAGTGCGACGGCAGCGCTTAGAGGATTCCCCAGCGTTTGCTGAAGTAGTCGATCGCGACGGCGATCGCCGCTACCGAGATGAAGATCGCGAGAACGAGCGCACGTGCGGCGCGCGGGTGCCGACGCTCGAAGAGGTCAGCGTGATCGGTGAAGCGGCTCATGATGGCCTCGTGGGAACCATGACAGGCGCGTCGTCTGGCGCACTGATCAGCGTCGGCACGACAAGCCAGACGAAGACGAACAGGATCGTCGCGACGACGAACCACAGGCCGACCAGCTCGCCGACCTTGCGCAGAAAGGACTTCATCCGAGGCTCCGCAGGTACGGGCCGGCGATAAGCGCGCCGTACCACAGCAAGCCGATCGCGATGCCGTACGCGAATGCCCATGCCGCGCCTTCGATCACGTAGTGCACGCGCGATACAGGCGATCGCTTGTAATCGCGCAATACAGGCAATAGGCTGTTGACAGGGGCGCGCATCATGCCTCCCGTGCGCCAGCGAGCGCGGCTTGAATTGCGTCGTAGACTTGCCCCGCGAGTTCGTCGCGGCGGATGCCCGGGAACTCGACACGCTCATCGTCGGGGCTGTAGAGGTCGATGCGCAGTGCACCGCGCTCAGCCATCACCACGACCTTCCAACCCTCCGGGAGATCGCGCGAAGCGCCGACAAGGCGGTATTCGAGAAGCGTCGAGTTTCCGTCGACCTGAGCGATGCAACGCTGGTGAACGCCGAACGCAGCGCGCACGAGCTTCACTGCGTCGCTAGTTACCGCATAGCGGACGTCCTCACCGGTACGCACGGATATCTCCGCGTTTTCACCCATCTGTGCCGGCGATATGCCCGCCATGTTGTAGGTCGCGCGAAAGAAAGCTTCTTCGGTGTCGAAGCGCATCACAGCCCCCGTCCCGCGATCGTCACGATCCGCACCGGCTCCGGCGCAGCCTTGCGGCCGGCTTTGATCAGGGCGGCGTCGAGCGTCATGCGAACGCCGGACGTGAGCCGGGGCGTGCCGTTGTGCCGCGCTGCGTCGTCCTCTGCGGCGATCATTTCGAGGGCGGCGGCCATGTCGGGCGCGGTCTCGATCAACTTCGCATTCGCTTCTCGCTGCTCGACGTGGGCCAGCCACATCCCTTCACAGAACTCGTGATCGAGAACTGCGTTGCTCGGTCCGGCGCCATACAGGCCCTTGTAGTCGGGCGCCCAGATCCATGGCCCCGGCGTGTGCTTGATCTCGTTCATGTGGTCCCTCGGTGTGGTGTGATTGCCCGCAGTGCGGACGCGGTGGTCAGTGCAGGTGGTGCTCGTCGGCGTTGATGTGGTCGATTCCGCGCTTCAGTTCACGAAGAAAAACGATGAGCGCGAGGATTGCCAGCGCCGCCGCGCCGACGAGGAGTCGCGCCATGTCAGGCCCCGCGAACGAGGCGAAGCGTGCGGTGGTCGCTGCAGTGGCTAACGCCTGCGTTTCCGGGCCCGAGTTCCGCGCCGCACGACGAGCAGTACGTCATTGCGTGCCGCGGAGAGACGGCTGCGAGGTCGGCGGTCGCGATACGACTCGCGATTTCGGCCTTGAGAACGTCTTGGCAGGTGTTCCAGACCTCGTACACGTCCTCGATGTAGCCGCGGCGCAGCGCAGCGTCGAGCAGGGCGATCTGCTCAGTCGAGAACGGCAGCACGTCGAACGTGACGGCATCGGCGATCGCTTCATTGCGCTCGTCGCGCGCCAGCGCGGCATCGTCTGCCGTGGCCTGCAGCTGGTCGGCGTGCTGCTCGGCGCGGGCCGGGAGAACGCGGAGGTTGTGCTGATGGTTTCGAGGACTTTGCATCGCATCTTCCAAATGAAAGTAGGATTGCTAACTGAATTTCTGTCTTGAACTGAAACGCTGCGCGCGCAGCCCTCACTGGTGACGCCTCAGAAGAAGAACCGCCACCGGTCAGAGCTGTGAGAAGTGCCGGTTACGTTATCCGGCGCCGGTTAGCATCCCGGCCGTCCTCTTGACCTTCCGTCGGCTCGCCAAGCCCGCTTTCTGAGGTGACGGGCCCACTTCGTTTATCCCTCGCAGGGCTGGCGAGTCGCGCTCACCGATGGAGTTGGTTGTCCATCTACCCGGGCGCATTTTCGAAACAGGCTCATGGAGCCGGGCCGGCGCTGATCTCCGGCATTGGGACTCTGGCATCTACGCCAGGTGCGCATCAGCCTGCGCATTCCGGCTCCATGAAACTGCTACCACTCGCGCGCCCGACTACTCCCGGCCGTGCCGGCTCCGGGCCGCGCGAGGTTTGTGCCGATTACGAAGCCATCGGTCACGTGGTGCTGGCTGTCTTGCATCAGGTTCGCTCAAGCCTGCAAGCGGTAGCCAAACATCGGCCTAGCGCGCTGCGCCTGTCCTGACTCACGACGCTGATCGCGCCGGCCGGTTGCTCCGCGTGTGCGGTCCCGGCTTACCTTCGATTGTTAGAGAGCGATCCGCTGGAGGCGGTGGCGTGGCATCGGTGCCGCGTTGGAAGAGACTTTAGCGAAACGCGAAAGTCATGTCTATAGCGAAACGCGAAAATGAGAGGGAAATTTGTAACAGCCGCGCCGAACCAGGTTTCTTAAGCGTCTGCTGACGGCAGTTGAAAAACTGCGGAGTATGGGGATAAACTACTGTACATACATACAGTATCGGTGGCAAAGAAGAGCGAGGGCTGGGATGAATCGAAAAGCGAAGGGGACCGAGCTGCGGTGTAAGGCAGGCGATATCGCGCGTGTCGTGCACTCGTCGAACAAGGCCTTAATTGACCAGATCGTTGCGGTCGTTCAGATGTACGAAGACGGGCGTTGGGAATGCGAACTCGTCGGCGGACCGGTGCTCGGACTGGCCGACGATGGGGAGGGATTGATCTTGACCCGAGATTGGCTGTTCCCGGATTCGTGCCTTCAGCCGCGCGTAGACACACGCGTGGCTGTGTCAGGCTCCTTTGCCGAACCGCTTCTTTGGTGACTGGGTATCGTCTGTGTGCGTGGGCGATTGCGAGAGGATCCAGCCAATGAAGGATTCAACTTGCGCCCGCTGAGCAGGATTCAATTTTTCCCATCCAGCTGGGACATCTGCTGATTGGCTGGAAGGCGCCGCCAAAGAGTGGTCGGTATCGAGCCAGCCAGCAGGCTTGCCGATGTTCTCCTCAATCTTGCGTGCCGTGGCTGCACGCATCCCGCGCGGGCGGCCGGTTTTCGAATCCCTGGCGCCGTCTCGCAGATTCGTGAACTGCGAATGGGACATACCGCATGCCGCCGCTGCTGCGGCCGGGCCGCCGTGCTCCGCTTCAATGAGCCGGAGGTTATCCCGGCGGATTTCGTCGATGTCCTTCATGTGTGGCATTCAATAGCAAAACGCTAAAGGCGTATATGCGCGAAACGCTATAGACATTCCTTTCGCGTTTCGCTAAAGTCCGTCCATGGACCTGAAAACCTATCTCTCCGCCGAGCGCGGCCGACTCACGGCACTTAGCCGAGCGATTGACGCGCACGCATCTGACGTTAGCCGCTGGGCAAGCGGTGAGCGCCCCATCCCGATTCCATTTGGCCGGCCGATCGAACGCGAGACAGGTGGTCAGGTCACGCGTGCGGAGATGTTTCCGGTCGAGGTAATCAAGCGGGTTTGGCCGGAACTGCTCGAGGCGCCGCCCGTGTAACCGGTTAGCGCTGGTCCTGTTTGTTGAATCGGCCAGGCTCGTCCTGGCCGTTATTTCGCCCCGGCGCCAACTGGGTAAGCAAGTGGGTAATCAACTGGGTAACGATTGATTTTTCGTATGAACCAGACCGAATTCAGGATGTTCGCGCCGTGGGTCCAAGCCGCGACGCTGCCGGACGGGGAAGTCGAGGCGATGAGCTTCGAGGACTGCCTGACGCGCGCGCTCGAGCTGGGCCTGCGCCGCTTCGACCGGAAGACGCTCGCGCTGAACTGCGGGATTCACTATCCGCACTTCGCCGACCTGGTCGCCGGCCGTCGTCCGTTCCCGGCGACGAAGCTGCACCTGTTCTGCATGTTCACGGGCTGTGACTACCCGCGGCAGTGGCTCGCCATCCAGGAGCGCAAGGCGATCGAGGAATACCGTCGGCTCAGCCAGCAGGCGATCGGCGAGTTCGTTCAGCAGGCATTCGGCCAGCGGCAGGCGGCGGCATGACCTTGACGCTCAGCCACCGCGACGTCGGCAAGCACTTCGCCCGCAAGCTCGGGCGCCCCATGACCTACCTCGGCCTCATCGAGGAAAAGCACCTTTTCATCTTCCGCGATCCACCGCAGGACTACCTCGCGTTCCGGGCCGACCAGCTCTGGATGCTCGAGCGCGTGCGGCCGGAAGCGGCTCCGATCGACAACCCGAAGGAGGGCGGCTCGTGCTGATCGAACTTTTTGAGCGAGCTGGGCGAGACGGGGAACGCGAGCGGCAACTATTGTGCCTCTGCCTCCAAGCGCAGTCGGATCCTTTCCGGCAGCGTGTAGAGGTACGTGAGCAAGAGCGAAGTGAAATCCATGAGTTCGGTCGCGCTCTCTTTCGTGAACTCTTCCTCTTCGTGCAAGGCATCGTTCCCATCGAGACGAACCCGATGCGCCCACGTCTTCATGTCATCGGTGATCTTGCGCTCGGCAGCAAGTTTGTCGATCCGCTTCTCGAGCTTCCACGCTTCGATTTCGGGACTGTGCGCCTTGAGCGCGATTTCGAGGCACCGGCGAAACATTGCGGCAGCTGCTGTGGCTCTGCCACTAGCGAGGCATTCCGCTCCTTCCTCGAATGCCCGTTTTGCGGGCACCGGTACATATTCCGGTGCGTTCGTTCTAACTCGACGCGGCGAGACGTTCAGTATGTCGACGTCGCGATTGCTCGCAACGTCTCCAGACTGTCGAGCGAAATCTGTGCCTTGCCATCGTGCACAAACATAGATGCCATTTCCGCATGCGGGGCAGATTGCGAGGGCATTCCAGTACATGCGTCGCACGGGGTTTTCGCTTGCGTACGGGATATTGAATGCCGCGCTGGACGCGCCGCAATGTGGGCAATCATTAACGAAAGTCGCCATGTGGTGGTCCCCTCTCTGTTGATCAGTCGCGTTCCGTTCGGCCCGCAATTGACGCATCTTAGCGCAGCGGAAGCGATATTCCGCCGCATGGCGAGGGTCGAGTGAGCCTCGTCATCGTTCCAATTTCGCTCGAAGAGGCGAACGCATTTGTCGCCGAGCGTCACCGGCACCACGCGCCTGTCGTTGGCCACAAATTCAGCGTAGCGGTCGCCGATGACTCGCTGATGGGCCGAGACGACCGCACAGGCATATGCGGCGTCGCAATCGTCGGCCGCCCGGTCGCGCGCGGCAACGACGACGGCTGGACGCTCGAGGTCACGCGCTGCTGCACGGACGGCACTCGCAACGCGTGCTCGGCGCTGTACGGCGCGGCGTGGCGCGCGGCCCGTGCGCTTGGGTACGCGCGGCTCATCACATACACGTTGCCCGCCGAGACCGGCGCCAGCTTGAGGGGCGCCGGATGGCGCCTCGTCGGCGAGCGCGGGGGCGGCAACTGGAACACGCCCGCGCGACCGCGCATCGACACCGCTGCGTGTCTGCGTGGGCAGAAATTGTTGTGGGAAGCCCAATGAACGACCTCCCGAATCCTCTCACCCCAGCGGATTGCGATCTGCGCAATTTCCGCGAAATGCCGATCGACGTGCCACGGCTGCTCGGCTCCGACCTCGTGCACGACGAGTCGCCCGAAGCGTGCTGGTCGGCGATGTTGCTCTGGTGCGTGTCATGGCACGAGGTGCCCGCCGGCAGCATGCCCGATAACGACGAGTGGCTCGCGAAGCGTGCCGGCTACTGGCACAAGGGCAAGCTCGATCCGACGTGGCACGACGTGCGCGCCGGCGCGCTGCACGGCTGGATCAAATGCACCGACGGGCGCCTGTATCACCCGGTCCTCGCTGAAAAGGTCAACGCCGCGTGGTTCTCGAAGCACCGCCACGCGCACGACAAGCTCGGCGAGCGCATCCGGAAACGCAACAAGGCGAGGGTCGAAGGCGGGCTCGCTCCGCTATCGGTTCCCGAGCTTGAGGCGTGGATTGATATGGGTCGTCCGCTTGAACGTGATCTTTTTCCGGAGGAATTTAGCACTCCTTCCGGCGGAAACGATATGGAATTCCGGCGGAAGAAGGAATCTGTTCGGGCGGAAGGAGGCCACGCTCCGGCGGAAGCTGGCGGAAAAAACGGGCGACCGGCAGGGCGTCGACCCGCTGCCCACTCGGCTGAAGGTCACTCGAATGGTAAAAATCACGGCTCCGCCGGAATTCCCGGATTTTCCGGTGGAAACGACGGCTCTTCCGGCGGAAGCGATGGAAATTCCGACGGAAGCGATAGCGGTTCCACTGGAATTCCCTCGGAAAACGCTCTGAACAGAGCGGAGCGGAATAGAACAGAACATGTAAACACAGCAAGCGGCGGCGGCACAGCACAGGCAGTAGGCGACGATGCGCCGATCGCCGCCGCCGCTTTCGTCGAAATCCTTCGCTCCTCGGGCGTCGGCTTCGCCGCCGATGACGCGCGGTTGGCCGGTTGGCCTGGCCGCGGCGTGACGGCCGATGATCTGCGGGCGGCCATCGCCACGGGCCGCAAGCGCCGAGAGCGCGAGCGCTCCGAGCAGCCGCTGAACGTCGGATTCCTCGACACGATCCTCGGCGATCTCCTCGCCGCGCGCGCCGCGACGGCCGCGACAGGAGCGCGCACCGTCGGCGACTGGTGGCGCTCGTGGACCGGCATCGTCGAGCACGGGCTCGCGCTCGGCATCGAGCAGGGCCGCGACGAACCTCCGTTTGATTTCAAGCTGCGCGTGTTCGACGCGGCCGGCGACGGCCCGTGGTGGGACGACCACAACCGCGCGTTTCGCAACACTGGCGGGCCGGTCGCGGCCGGCGCTTTGATGGGGGAAGGGCGATGAAGCGAATCACGAAGGCGATGAAGCAGGCCGGGGGCCATCGCTACTGCTGCGAATGCGCGGCTCACGGCCCGCGCGTGAAGGCGCACTGGACGCACAAGGGGCGTGACTACTGCGACGCGCACAAGCCGCCCGAGACGGTTGCGCGGCCTGCGCGCGAGGTGCCGGCATGCTGATCAAAATCTCCCGCGACACGCTTGTCTGCGTGCACCGGCAAGGCTTCCTCTTCCTCCTGCGCGGCAAGGGGCTCGCATTCGAGATTGACCACCGGCGCTACTTCTCCGAGCGCTATGGCTACCGCAAGGTCTACCGCTTCGGTCGACTCTCGCTGGAGGTGCTTCGATGAGCCAGCAGCCTCTCATCACGGCCTCGCCGATCGCGCAGCGCGTCGAGTTCATCGTTCCCGGCACGCCGGTCGCAAAGGGGCGCCCGAAGTTCGCGCGCCGCGGCGCGCACGTCACGACCTACACGCCGGAGAAGACCGAGCGGTACGAGAACCTCGTGAAGATGGCGGCCCGCGCGGCGATGCGCAGCGCCATGCCGTACGCCGGCCCGATCCGCCTGATCGTGCACATCGGTCTGCCGATCCCGGCGAGCTGGTCGATGAAGCGCCAGGGCGAAGCGGCCGCCGGTGTGATCGGCGCGACCAAGAAGCCCGACGCGGACAACGTTGTCAAGGCGTTGAAGGACGGCATGAACGGGGTGGTGTACGTCGACGACGGCCAGGTCGTCGACCTCTGGGTGTCGAAGCGCTACGCGCGCACGCCGGGCGTGCGCATCGAGGCGATCGAGTTGAATTTGAAGTCAGCATAAGGAGCGGGGCCTTGAAAGCAAAAAGCAAACTCACAATCAACGGGCTGATCGGGGCGATGAAGCCTGGTGTGCGGTACTCGGCGCACGACCTCGCACGTCGTCTGAAGCATCCCGTTTCGTCGGTGCGCCAGCTGCTCGCGCTCGACGTCGCGCTCGCGCGCCTCGACTGCCATTCCGAGAACCGAGGTCGGCTGTACTCGCTCGCCGGCACCAGTCGCTCGCCAGGGACACACGTCGACACGCGGATCCGGCCGGACTTCACGAGCAACCTGTCGGGCTACATGGCCGAGCTCAACACGCGCCAGGCGCTGGCGATGATGACGCGGGGTGCACGATGAGCGATGTCGTCGAGTTCAAATCGGCGTTCGACGCCGTCCGCTTCGCGCTCTGCTACTCGTCGCAGCAGTACGGCGAGACGATGATGGCGAAGCGGCTGCGCGGCGAGTCGATCGGCACCGGCATGGGTCTCGTCGGCCTCGACGGCGCCGGGCAGGCCGGGGAGATTCGCCGGCACATCTGGGAGCTGCCTGAACTGCATCTGTCCGTGATCGTCGCGCGTGCGGCGCCGCACGACCTGCCGTGCTCGTGCGGCGCAGCATGCTGCAGCGGTCGGACGCCGAACCTCGAATGGCAGGCGGCGATCGGCTGGCTGATTCGGGCGTCCGCCGCCTACTGCTCGGGGTTCTCGCACTACCGCGTGCGGCGCGCGATCATCGAACGTCTGTTCGGGGTGAAGTGCGACCTGGTCGATATCGCGCACGACTGCGAGGCGCACGTGAACACCGTCAGCAAGCAGAACTCCGCGGTACGGAAGTGGATCGAGGGCGACAAGAAGGCCGGTGAGGCGGGCGTCGAGGGGCTCGCGTGGGCGGTGATCGAACGCCGGTTCAGCGAGCTCGGATTGCTTCAGGAACGATCGACCGCTTGACAATGTGTGTTTGGCACACAATAATCCGCCATATTCGATACACGTCATACGTGCGACCAAAAAAGAAGCCCGCGTTGCGCGGGCTTTTTTATTGCCTGCCGACGCTCCTAACCGGGGATTGTGATGGCATATGCCGCAAAGACGTTGGTCAAATGGGTCAGCAAATTCAACGAGCAGTTGAAAGACGGGAAGATTTCCCCGACCTTGGCGCGCGACCTCGCTAATGCGATACGCGCTGCGATTGCTCGCCAGGACGTCGACCCGAACGATCCGATCCTGCATGACCTCGAATCGGCTTTGGTCCTGCTCGATGAAGAGATTTTGCGGCAAGAGGCGGCCCTAACGGGCGAAGCGGTGAAAGGCAAGGTTAAGAAGTCCGGTACGACAAAATCGAGCGCGTCTGCGCCCGTACCGCGCAAAATCAGTGCCGAAAAGTTTGAGAAATTGGGTAAGCCGAACACCACGAAGACTGAGCAGAAGCCGACGAAGAAGCTGAAGGTGTAGATCGTCTGAAACAGGAATCAAGCCCGCTGAGCCGACAAGCCAGCGGGCTTTTTCGTTGTGGTGTGCCGCGCTATACTTGCCTCGGCCTTAGCTGCGCCGGCGGGAAAGACGCAGCGAGGTGATCAGCCAGCGCGCCGAAAGGTGCAGACGGGTTTCCGCCGCCCTGCTGGCACCAGACATTTGGAGCCCGCCGAGCGAAATCCAGCGGGCTTTTCTTTGGCGCTCACATTGGCGCCGTGCTCTAATGTGCGCTCTAACAATGTGAGGGTGCCATGAGTGATATTGATCGACTGTTCGATGAGCGCTGGAAGGCTCTTGAGCAAAAGAATCGACAGGCGAATGAAGTTCGGGAGCAAGCTCAGGATGATGCCGAAACCGAACGAAAGAGGTTTGCCGAGGATGTCAAGCCCTTCTTCAAACGAATTGATGCGTTCCTGAATGAATCAGGAGCAGCGATCGAAGGAAAGCGAGGGCGTTTCGAGCGCGAGCAAACTAGACCGACGCTGGTAAGCGTTGTGCGAGAGGTTTCACTGTCGGTAGCGTTAGTGCCAAAAACCCCGGCTCGCGAGATGATTCCTTCGTTTGGTTTCGCTGTGGAAGTTGGCGAAGACCGGAACTGCATCGTCGCGGTGTTTGAAAGATGCTTCCCCGGCGGTTATCGAAAAGAAATCTTCGAAGGTAGCGAATCCATTGATCTTGGTCGCTTCGATGGGGACGAGGTTTTTCCGCAGATTCAGGAGCATTTCTTCAATCTTTTAAATCACGCTTGGGATAAGACGGAGCACTTACTCTAAGTGACCATGATTCGATGAGAGGTCGCCATTGGCGGCCTTTTTTGTTTTTCGAGCTATGACGGATCGCCAGATTTTAGACGGCAAGTGTGATGCTCGTCGGCCATCGCCGCCCGATATCCTGTTCGACGATTCGAACTGGATCCAGCACATCGTGCCGGCCGACGGCGTTGCCGAGTGGGTGAGCGAGACGCTCTTGCGCGACGGCGCGCCGCTGTACAACCCTGACCACGAGCACCTCGTCGACGCCGACGTCACGTATCTCTGGGCGGCAGTTGAGAACGTGCGCCAGATGCGGCGGGTTGTCGGTCAGTGCGAAGAAGTGACGATCCGCGCCAGCGGCTGGCAGCGCGCCCGGCAGGAACAGCAGTACCTCGAGTGGTTCGGCCGCGTGCCGGCGTTCCTGATCACGCTCGACGCGCACTACGCACGCGAGTGCAACGACCTGCAGTGGTGCGCGCTCGTCGAGCACGAGCTGTATCACATCGGCCAACGCACCGACGAGTTCGGCGCGCCGGCCTTCACGAAGGACGGCATGCCGAAGCTCGGCATCCGCGGGCACGACGTCGAGGAATTCGTCGGCATCGTCCGGCGCTACGGCGTGGCCGGCGGCGCCGGCGATACTGCGAAGCTCGTCGCCGCGGCTCAGCGCGCGCCCGAGGTCGGCCACGTCGACATCGCGCGCGCCTGCGGTACCTGCATCCTGCGGGCCGCGTAACCCGACCGTTTTCCCGCTATGGCAGCACTTCCCGACCCGATCAAGGTGTTCATCGTGCAGTCGCTTGCGTGCTTCGACACGATCGCGCGCACCGTGAAGGACGTGCGCGAGGTGTTCGGCGTCGAGGTGTCGTCGCAGCAGTGTGAGCGCTACGACCCGACGAAGCGCGCCGGCGCGACGCTCAGCAAGAAGTACCGCGAGATCTTCGAGCGTACGCGCGAGAAGTTCCTCAACGACACGTCGGGCATCGGCGTGTCGCACCGAGCGGTGCGCCTGCGTGCGCTCGACCGCGCCGTCGCGGAGGCGGAGCGGCGCAACAACCTGCCGCTGATGGCGCAGCTGCTCGAGCAGGCTGCGAAGGAATCCGGCGACGCCTACACGAACCGGCGCCGCCTCGAACACACTGGGGAGAACGGCGGCCCGATCGAGAACAGGACGGTCGTCGTCGATGAAAGCCAGGTCGCAGCCGCCGTCGCCAAACTCGAAGACGAGTATTGATCCCGCCATCGAGCGGGCCGTTCTGAAGGCAAAGTGCGAGCAGGATCACCTGTTTTTCAGCCGGTACTTCTTCAAGCACCGGCAAGCGATCAAGTTCCGCGTCAACTGGCACCACGTGCTGATCGCCGACACGGTGCAGCGCGTGATCGACGGCACGCTGAAGAACGTCGTCATCAACGTGCCGCCGGGCTCGTCGAAGACTGAGCTGGTCGCGATCAACCTGATCGCGCGCGGCCTCGCGCTGAACCCGCGCGCGCGGTTCCTGCACATCAGCTACTCGGACGACCTGGCGCTGCTGAACAGCGAGACGGCGCGCGACATCGTCGCATCGGACGAGTACCAGGCGCTCTGGCCGCTGAAGGTGGCTGACGACGCGAAGTCGAAGAAGCGCTGGAACGTGTTGGTCGACGGCAAGAAGGCTGGCGGCGTGTATGCCGTGTCTCTCGGCGGCCAGATCACGGGCTTCCGCGCCGGCCACATGACCGATGGCTGGCAGGGCGCGATCATCATTGACGACCCGCTGAAGGTCGAGGACGCGTACAGCAAGACGAACCGGGATAAGGCGAACCGCAAGATTCAGTCGACCGTGAAGAGCCGGAAGGCGAATCCGGACACGCCGATCATCGTGATCATGCAGCGGCTCGCCGAGGAGGACCCCACGGGCTTCATCAAGGCCGGCAAGCTGCCGGGCGAGTGGGAGTTCATCGAGATCCCTGCGCTGATCACCGACGACTACGTCGCGAAGCTGCCGGCGCACATCCGCGACCGCGTCGAGTGCGACGAGCGGGACGAGGACGGCCGGTACAGCTACTGGCCGTACAAGGAGCCGCTGCAGGAGCTGCTGGCGTCCGAGAAGGCCGACGCATACGTCTTCAACGGCCAGTACATGCAGCGGCCGTCGCCGCTGGGCGGCGGGATCATCCAGAGCGGCAAGTTCCTGCGCTACGGCGCGCTGCCGCAGCTGCAGTACCGGAAGATCTTCGCGGACACTGCGCAGAAGACCGCCGAGCGGAACGACTACAGCGTGTTCGAGTGCTGGGGCCTCGGGTACGACAACCGCGTGTACCTGATCGACCTGGTGCGCGGGAAGTGGAAAGCGCCCGAGCTGAAGCGCCGCGCGATCGACTTCTGGAACAAGCACGCGGCCATCGGCGCAGACGACCCGGCTGCGCCGGTGCTGCGCCAGATGAAGGTAGAGGACAAGTCCAGCGGCACCGGGCTGATCCAGGACATTCAGGCCGAGGGCGGCATCCCGATCGAGGGCATCGAGCGCGTGAAGGACAAGCTCACGCGTGTGATGGACGTCGTCAGCCACATCGACGCTGGCAACGTCGGCGTGCCGCTGGATGCCCCTTGGGTCAGCGACTTCCTGACCGAGTGCGACTCGTTCACGGCTGACGACACGCACATGCACGACGACCAGATCGATCCGATGGTCGACGCAATCAACGACATGCTGGGAGGCGCGAAGGACCTGTCGGTCTGGGAGCGGCTTGCCGGTTGAGCACCACAGGATTTCCCGGAATGTCGAAACGGAAGCAACAGACCCGGCCGCCGCGCGCGCCGGCGGCGACGCACGCCCATCGTACGGTCGATTCGTTCGCCAACTTCGAAGCGCGGCTCGGATGGGGCGCCGACAACCAGGCGTCGGCAGCGCAGTACACGCTGTCGTACCAGAGCCGCAACCGCGTCTGGCTTGAAGCCGCGTATCGCGGATCGTGGATCGTACGCGCCGCGGTGGATGCGATCCCGGAAGACATGACCCGCAAGGGCATCGAGATGTCCGGGCTCGATCCGACCGATGTGTCGAAGATGGAGACGGCGCTGACGCGTAAGGCGATCTGGGACCAGCTCTGCGACACCGGCAAGTGGGCGCAGCTGTACGGCGGCGCGATCGCGGTGATGCTGATCGACGGCCAGGACATGTCGCAGCCGCTGCGCCGCGAGACCATCGGGAAGGGCCAGTTCAAGGGCCTGCTCGTGCTCGACCGCTGGATGGTTGCGCCGCCGGTCGGCGAAGTCGTGACCGAGTTCGGCCCCGATCTCGGCATGCCGAAGTACTACGACGTGCTGCCGACGACGATCGGCTTGCCGCAGGGGCGCATTCACCACTCGCGCGTGCTGCGCATGGACGGCGAAGCACTGCCGTACTACCAGCGCATCAGCGAGAACGGCTGGGGCCTGTCGATCCTCGAGCCGATGTGGGACCGGCTGATCGCCTTCGACAGCGCGACGGTCGGCGCCGGCCAGCTCGTCTACAAGGCGCATCTGCGCACGCTGAGCGTCGAGAAGCTGCGCGAGATCATCGCGGCCGGCGGCCCGGCGCTCAACGGCCTGCTGAAGCAGGTCGAGATGATCCGGCTCGGGCAGTCGAACGAGGGCATCACTCTCATCGACTCGACCGACAAGTTCGAGACGCACCAGTACGCGTTCAGCGGCCTGTCCGACGTGATGCTCCAGTTCGCGATGCAGCTGAGCGGCGCGACTGGCATTCCGCTCGATCGCCTGTTCGGTCAGCAGCCGGCCGGGTTGAGCGATACCGGCGAAGGATCGCGCTTGCTGTACCACGAGAAGGTGCACACGCGGCAGGAGCGTCGGATGCGCAACCCGCTGCACAGCCTGCTCGACGTGATGTGCCGGTCGGAAATCGGGCAGCCGTTGCCCGAAGACTTCTCGTACGAGTTCAACCCGCTGCAGGAGATGTCGGCCGCCGAGAAGGCGGAGATCGGCAACAAGACGGTCGACTCGGTGACGAAGGCCGTCGACGCCGACCTGATTCCGCGCAGCCAGGGCATGCGCGAGCTGAAGGCGTCGTCGCCCGACACCGGCATGTTCGGCGACATCCCGGACGAAGCGATCGAGCAGGCCGAGCGCGACGAACAGGGCGAGGATCCGCCGGTAATTGATCCGGCGCTTTCGCTCGGCCCGGCGCCGGGCGCAGCCGCGCGCACGAACGATTCTCTGCTTCGCAGGCTTTTCCGACGTCGATGATCCTCACCCTCGATCGAAAACGCGACCGGCGCAAGAATCCCGTTCGGCTGAGTGGTCCCGAGCGGCAGTATGGCGGCCAGTTGCGAAAGATTGCGCATCAGGTCGGCGTGCTCGTGAACGGCTTTCCGGCCGATGACGCGTCGTATGCGCCGACGATCGAGGAACTCCTACGGCGTTACGCCGAGGCGCTCGCGCCGTGGGCCGAGGCGACCGCGGCGCGCATGATCGCCGACCTGAATCGGCGCGACGAGCAGATGTGGATGAAGCAAGCCGCAGACATGTCGCGCGCGCTGCGCGACGAGATCCGCGGCGCGGCCACCGGCGAGACGATGCGTGCGCTCCTGTCCGAGCAGGTGCGGCTGATCAAGTCCATCCCGCTCGACGCGGCCGAACGCGTGCACCGGCTGACGCTGGAAGGAATCGTCGACGGCGCGCGCGCTGCGCAGATCTCGAAGGCGATTCAGGAGTCGGGGCAGGTCGCGAAGAGCCGGGCCGACACGATCGCGAGAACCGAGGTCAGTCGCACTGCTGCGACGCTCACCGAGGCGCGCGCACTCGATGTCGGAAGTCCCGGCTACTTCTGGCGGACGTCGGGTGACTCGGACGTCCGTGAGGACCATCGCGAGCTGGAAGGCAAGTTTTTCACGTGGGACAAGCCGCCGATCGCGGATAAGCGGTCCGGCGCGCGCGCGCATCCGGGCTGCATCTACAACTGCCGGTGCTGGGCGGAAGTTGTTTTGCCAAGGGAGTGACCATGTCGGTACGCATCAGAGTGAAAACCAATGATGCAGATCGGTGGATAACGGTGCACCCAAATGGAGGCACCGGCACTCACATCCTCATCGGTAAGAACGGAGAAATCAAAGCGGGTGCAGGCGGGAAGTTCAACGGGCAGAACGTATCTTCGATGGGAAAGAGCGCGGCCGCGGCGAGTCGAACGAGCCAAGCACGGCCGGCGCCGTCTGAATCGGCGAAGCTGACGCCGAACGAGAAATCGGCCCTGTCGTCGTACTCCGGCGACGACTTCCTACGTATCAACAGCGATTTGCGATCTGGGAAGAGCAACGATCCGAGTGTCTCTCGAATCGACTCCGCGATAGAGAAAAGTCGCCTCTCACCTGGCACAACGCTGTACCGCGGCATGACGAAGGAAGCTGCTAAGAATCTGTTCCCAGGCGGAAACATCACAAAGGGGATGACGATCTCTGACCCGGCGTTTGCGTCGACGTCGAAGTCATCCAGCGCAGCAAAGATGTGGGGCGTGGGCGGCGTTTTGTTGAAGATCGAAGCCGGCGCTAACGCCAAGGGTATCGATATGGCGGCCCACACGCGAAACGGAGCCGAGCAGGAAGTGCTTCTCCCGCGCAACGCAAAGATGCGCGTCGTCGGCCTGACGCCTCCTAAGAATCCAGTCGATCCGGTAATCGTTCGGGTCGCCTATGGCGATTGAACCTATGCGCAAGCAATACAGAACAAACGACCACGCGTGTTCGTGTGGCGGCTCCGCCGCCCACGTGCCGCGCGCCCGCGCGCATACCCGCGACGGCATCACCGCGTCGGGCGTGTACGCGGCCGAGCAGCTCGGCGAGCGGCAGTCGATCACGCCTGAAGGTTTCCTGCTCTGCGAGGCCGTGCCGATCGCGCGCGTGGGCGCGCAGGACTACGCCTATTTCGAGCTGCCCGAGATCGAGGCGAAAGACGGCGTCATCGTCGCCGAGCGCACGGCCGACGTGCTTTTCAGCCCCGAGACGCTCGCCAGCTTCGAGGGCAAGCCGATTACGATCGACCATCCGCCGGATTTCGTGACGCCGGCGAACTACATGTCGGTGGCGCGCGGCACGGTCCGAAACGTCCGGCAAGGCGAAGGCGGTCAGGCCGAGCTGATGCTTGCCGACCTGCTGATCACGGACGCCGAGGCGATCCGCCGCGTCCAGAGCAAGGGCGCCGACGCGCTCACGCAGGTCAGCAACGGCTACGACGCCGACTACGAACAGATTGCGCCTGGGCGGGCGCGACAGGTGGTGATCGTGGGCAACCACGTCGCCCTCGTGAAAAGCGCCCGCTGTGGCCCCGTGTGTTCGATCGGGGATAGCAGTTCCAACCTACTCCCGACAGGAGATGCAAGCATGGCAACCAAGAAAGGCTCCAAGTTCGTCGACGCGTTGCGCAAGGCGTTCATGACGCGCGATACCGAAGCGTTCGAGAAGGTCGCGAGCGAGATGACCGGCGACGAAGGCGGCGAGGGTGGCGACGGCCAACCCCAGATTCACATCCACATGCCCGGCACCGGTGCCGACCCGAAGGCGGGTGTCTCCGCGACGGGCGACGAAGGCGCGGGCGGCGGTGGCGAAGGCGATCCGCTCAAGCAGGTGCTCGATGCGATCCAGGCCACCAACGGCAAGATCGACGCGCTCGCCGATCGCGTGACGAAGCTCGAGGGCGGCGGCACGCAGACGGGCGACGGTGACGGCGATGACGATGATCTGGATGGCACCGGCACGATGGACAACGACGGTGCCGGCGAAGGCGACGACGACAAGACCGGCGCGCGTACCGGCGACAGCACCGCGCTGCGCGACCAGTTTCAGGACGCGCTCTCGCGCGCCGAGATCCTCGCGCCGGGCGTGCGGCTGCCGACGTTCGATGCTAAGGCAGTCCGCAAGAAGACGGTTGACGCCATGTGCGTGCTGCGCCGCCGCGCGCTGCGCGCCGCGCTGGACAACGAGAACGCCGAACTGGTCAAGTCGGTGGTCGGCGGCGCGAACGTAGCCAGCATGACCTGCGATTCCGTCGCGGCGTTCTTCAACGCAGCGTCGGAGGTCGTGCGCAGCAAGAACTCCGGCGTCACGCAGCGCCGGACGAACGATTCCGCTCAGACCGAGCGGAAAGACATCAACGCAATCCACGCGGAATTCTGGAAGGTCCGCAAGTAAAGGAGCCGACATGCCCTCGTATCAAGCCTATCAGTACCGCATGCCGGCGGGCTTCCCCGGCGACCTTCAGCGCGCCGAAGTCGCGACGATCGAGACGCAGCTGATCGACCCGACGGCACCGCCGACCGCGTTCGGTGTTCCCGTGAAAATGGTGAACGGCAAGATCCAGCCGATCAACAACGCCGCCGACACTGCGGCATCCGTGTACGGCGTGAACCTGCGCGCGTACCCGATTCAGGGCAACGGCACGGATCCGCTCGGCACATCGACGCCGCCGACGAGCGGCCCGACCGACATCCTGAAGCGTGGCTACTTTGACGCCGCGCTGGGCGGCACCGCGCCGGCCACGAAGAACGGTACGGTGTACGTGCGCGTCGCGGCAGCGGCCGCCGGGAAGCCGCTCGGTGGTTTCGAAGCGGCAGCCGACGGGACGAACACAGTCGCGATGCCGGCGAACTGGTACTTCACCGGCCCGGCCGACGCATACGGCATCGTCGAAATCGCCGTCAACATCTGATCCGGCGCTGAACAGCGCTTCACCCGAAGCCCCGCAATCGCGGGGCTTTTGCATTTCTGGAGCCATTACATGGACATGTCCGAACTGAAGCACCTGCGCCGGGCCGGGGCCTCGATCCCGATGTCGGCGGCCGTCGCGGACGCGACGCGCCGGCTGATCCGCGCGCGTACGCAGGACCAGCAGTACACGTACGATCGCCAGACGATCGACTCCACCGGCGCGTTCCTCGTCGGTCAGCTCGAACGCCTCGACCAGACGCTCAACGAGCCGCTCGTCGAGTACACCTGGTCGCGCGACATCTACATCCGCAGCGATGTGTCGGCGGCCGACGAAGTCGCGTCGTTCACGAACTCGGCGTTCGGGATGAGCGGCGGTATCAACCCGAACGGTCTGAACTGGATCTCGAACGAGGGCAACGCGCTGGCGGGCCCGTCGGTCGACATCGGCAAGACCGCGCAGCCGATGCTGCTCTGGGGTGCCGAGGTCAAGTACACGGTTCCCGAGCTGATCAAGTCGCAAGCGCTCGGCATGCCCATCGACTCGCAGAAGGTCGAGGCGATGAACATGAAGCGCAACATGGACCTCGACCAGATCGTCTATTACGGCGATCCGCAGATGAGCTTCACCGGCTTGGTGAACTCGACCGGCGCCGTCGGGAGCGTTTCGAACGTCGCGAACGGCGCGGCCGGCACGCCGCAGTGGGAAACGAAGACGCCGAAGGAGATTCTCAAGGACGTCAACGAGATCCTGACTTCGGCGTGGCAAGCGTCGGGCTGGAAGGTGAAGCCGAACCGCCTCATGCTGCCGCCCGCGAAACTGGGCTGGGTTGCATCGCAGATCGTGAGCGACGCCGGCAACAAGTCGATCCTGACGTACCTGCTCGAGAACAACATCTGCACGCAGCAGGGCACGCCGCTGGAAATCCTCGAGCTGAAGTGGCTGATCGGCGCGGGCGCCGGCGGCACGCAGGGTCAGCTCGGCACCGTGGACCGTATGGTCGCGTACAACAGCGACAAGAAGTACGTCCAGTTCCCGATGACGGACCTGCAGCGCACGCCGCTCGAGTACCGCTCGCTGTTCCAGATCACGACCTACTGGTCGCGTATCGGCCGCGTCGAATGGCGCTACGGCACGACGGCCGCTTACCGGGACGGGATCTGACATGGCGAAGATCAACGTTCTCACGGCGTTCACGATCCGGCTGACCCACGAGGGCGAGGAAGTCATCCGGCGCGTCGAGGCAGGCGTGCAGGAGGTCGAGGACTTCATCGCCGAGCACTGGTACGCTAAGGCGCACACTGGCCCGCTGCCGGAGAAATCCGGCGATTCGACCAGTTCGCAAGCCGGTGCAACGGATCAGGCTGCCGCGCTGGCGGCCGCGAAGGCTGATCTGCAGGCCGAGTCGGATCGCCTCGAAAAGCTGCGCACCGAGCTCGATACGTTCGGCAAGGGGCTGGACGATCGCGCGGCCGCGCTCGACACGCGCGAAGCTGCAGTTGCGGCGAGCGAGCAGGATCTCGCCGCGCGGATCGCGTCCTTCGAGGCGACCCAGAAGGACGCCGCGGCGGCGGCGAAGGATGGCGCTGCCGACGGCGCCACCCAGAAGTCCGGCAGCGGGAAGAAGGCATAATGGCCTCCCGGCGCCGCGCCGCGCAGGCGCGCGCCGGGCATCCGCATTTTGGCAAGGTGACACGTGGATATCGCCCAGTTCCGACAGTCGTTCCCCGAGTTCAACGATACGACGACGTACCCCGACTCGCTCGTCCAGTTTTGGATGACCGTCGCGGTCTCGCTCGTCAATGCTGAGCGCTGGGGCGAGCTGACCGATCTGGGAGTCGCGCTGGTCACCGCCCACCACCTCGCGCTCGCGCTGAAGGACCAGAAGACGGCCGCAGTCGGCGGCGTGCCCGGGCAGGTCACCGGCCCGCAGTCGTCGAAGGCCGTCGACAAGGTGAGCGCGAGCTACGACACCGCGGCTGTCGCCATCAAGGATGGCGGCTTCTGGAACGCCACGATGTACGGCGTTCGCTATCTCAGCCTGGCGCAGATGATGGGCTCGGGCGGCATTCAGCTGTAACGCTGCCGCCGCCCATCGGGAGAAACCCATGGACGGCATGAAAATCGACCGCCTCGACGAGGTGCTGAAGTCGATCAGCGGGCTCGTGCAGAAGGAGGTGCTCGTCGGCGTGCCCGACAGTACCGCCGGCCGGAAGGACGAGGGCGAGCCGCTCAGCAACGCCGAGATCGGCTACATCATGGAAAACGGCTCGCCGGCCAACAACATACCGGCGCGCCCGCACCTGGTGCCCGGTGTGCAGGATGCGCGGCCGAAGTTCGAGCCGCAGCTCCAGAAGGGCGTCGAAGCGGCGCTCGACGGCGACCTCGAAAAGGTCAACCGCAGCTTGAATCGCGCCGGCCTTGCCGCGCAGAACTCGGTGCGCGCGAAGATCAACAGCAACATCCCTCCCAAGCTCGCAGACTCGACGCTGGCCGCGCGCCGGCGCCGCGGCGTAACGCGCGAGAACACGCTGGTCGACACCGGTCAGTATCGAAATGCGATCACGTACGTGATCCGCAAGAAGGGGTAGTGCATGGCTTTCCTCGACGTTACCGAAGTCCTGCTCGACCCCGATTTCATGGACACTGGCCTGCTCTGCAATCGCATGACGCAGGCGGTCGATGACCATGGCCGCGCGCAGAACACCGTCGCATCGACTCCGTTCGCCGCGGTCGTGACGAGCGACAAGGGCGACATCCTGCACCGCAACGCAGACGGCAGCCGAATCATCGGCTCGATCACCCTGCATACGATGTTCCGACTGATGGACGGCAGCTCGGGCTACGACGCCGACGAGGTCGAGTGGGCGGGCCGCACGTACACGGTCGTCAACGTGAACGACTACTCGCACTTCGGCCGCGGCTTCGTCTGCGCGACGTGCGACCTGAAACCTCTCTCGGGATGATCCCATGACCGACAGCTCGACCGGCGGATACCTGGCGCCAGCCGTCGATGTGCCGCCGGCCGAGGACGACGCCCTCGACGATCTAGTCCACGACCTGATCGCGGGCGTCACCGCGCTGCCGCCCGACCTCGTGCGGCCGCGTTGGCAGGTGAAGGTGCCGAAGCAACCGGAGCCGTCCGTCGACTGGTGCGCGTTCGGCGTCCAGGAGCAAGTGCCGGACGCCGGCCCCGCCATCCAGCACGACGGCACCGGCGACGGCCACGACACGTACATCCGGCACCAGGACATCGACGTGCCCTGCACGTTCTACGGGCCGCGCGCGAAGGGTTACGCGCAGCGGCTCGCCGACGGCCTCGCGATGCCGCAGAACCGCGAGCAACTCCAACTGCAGGACATGGCATTCGTCGGCGTCGGCCCGATTCGGGCGGCGCCCGACTTGGTCAATCAGCAGTGGGTACGGCGCTACGACATGACCGTGACGCTGCGCCGCAAGATCACCCGGACCTATCTGGTCCTCAACCTCAAATCGGCCACCGTGGCGACGACGACTGACTCGTCGACGCCGGTGGCTGGCGTTTCGAACATCCACTCGTAGGGGACCAGCATGTCCAACGGATTGCCGGTATCGCGTCTGATCAACGTGTCGATCAACCTCGCCGCGCTGGCGGCGCAGGGCGCGAATTTGAACACCGAGCTGATTCTCGGCCCGTCGGCCATCATCGACACCAACGAGCGCGCGCGCTCGTACGGCGGCATCAACGAGGTGAAGGCAGATTTCGGCACCAACACGCCGGAGTACTATGCCGCCTCTTTCGCGTTCAACCAGGTGCCGCAGCCGCAACAGATCATGATCGGCCGCTGGGCGAAGACGGCGACGTCCGGCTCGCTGCGTGGCGGTGTGCTGTCGGCCGCGCAGCAGGACATCGCGCTGTGGGATGCGATCACGACCGGCGCGTTCAGCATCACGATCGACGGCGTGGCGAAGTCGGTCACTGCACTCGATTTCTCGGCGCAGACGAACCTGAACGGCGTGGCGACGGTGATCAACGCGAAGCTCACCGGCGCGACGATCGCCTGGACCGGCTCGCAGTTCGTCGTGACGTCGAACACGACCGGCACGAGCTCGAAGGTTGGTTATGCGACCGCGCCGGGCAGTGGCACCGACGTCTCGACGATGCTGGGCCTGACCAGCAGCCTTGCCGGCGTGCCGGCGGACGGCATCGCGCCCGAGCAGCCCGTCGACGCGGCCGCGCTGTTCCTCGATCGCTTTGCGAACAAGTTCCTCGGCCTCGGGTTCGCCGACGCGTCGATCACTGACGATCAGCATATCGCGGCCGCGAACCTCGTCGAAGCCGATCAGCGGCACATCTACGGCATCACGACGCAGAATCCGCAGGTGCTCGACCCGACCGTGTCGACCGACATCGCGAGCAAGCTGAAGGCGCTGAACCTGAAGTACACGATCCTGCAGTATTCGAGCTCGACGCCGTATGCGGTGTCGTCGCTGCTCGGCCGCCTGCTGACCGTGAACTTCGACGGCAACAACACGACGATCACGCTGATGTTCAAGCAGGAGCCGAGCGTCGTGGCCGAGCAGCTCACCAGCACGCAGGCGAACACGCTTCAGGCGAAGAACTGCAACGTGTTCGTCGACTACAGCAACGACACGTCGATCATCCAGTACGGCGTGACGCCGAGCGGCATCTACGTCGACTCGGCCTACAACGCGATCTGGTTCCGCAACCGCATCGAGACGGACGTCTACAACCTGCTGTACCAGAGCCCCACGAAGATCCCGCAGACCGACGGCGGCAACGCGCAGATCGCCGCGACGATCGCGGCGGCCTGTGAGGCCGGCGTGAACAACGGGTATCTCGCGCCGGGCGTCTGGAACTCGGCCGGCTTCGGCGCGCTGAACCAGGGCGACACGCTCGCGAAGGGCTACTACGTGTATCAGCCGCCGATCGCGACGCAGTCACAGGCCGACCGCGAGGCACGCAAGTCCGTGGTATTCCAGGTCGCAGCGAAGGAGGCCGGCGCGATCCACAACGTCGACATCCTCGTCAACGTCAACCGCTAACAGGGGGCACCTCAACATGACGACTTACAGCTTTCAGGACGTCGCGGCGACGCTCGTCGGCCCCGGCGGCGCGTTCTCGCTCGGCTACGGCGAAGCGACCGCGGAAGAAGGCATCACGATCGTGCGCGCCGGCGACAAGAACACGATGACGATCGGCTCGGACGGCGAGGGCATGCACAGCCTGCATGCCGACAAGTCCGGGCAGGTCACGCTGCGCTACCTCAAGACCGCGCCGATCAACGCGAAGCTGATGGCGCTCTACGACGCGCAGTCGCTCGACAGCCGGCTGTGGGGCAAGAACCTCATCGAGGTTCGACAGACGGCGGCCGGCGACGTGACGACCGCGCGCAGCTGCGCGTTCAAGAAGGCGCCGGACCTGAAGTACGCGAAGGACGGCGACGTCGTCGAATGGGTCTTCGACGCGATCAAGATCGACAACATCCTCGGGACGTACTGAGCATGACAACCGAAGTACAACTCAACGGCGTGCGATACGCGATCGGTAAGCTGAGTGCGATGCAGCAGTTCCACGTGTCGCGGCGCATCGCGCCGATCATCCCGCCGATGATCCCGGTGCTGATGAAGTTCTACGCCGAGATCGAGCAGGCCGACATCGCGCGCGAGCAAGCGCGCAAGAACGCTGCGCTCGCGGCACTGGCCGCAGGCGCCGAGGGCGAGGACGGAGCGGAAGCGCCGGCCGCGGACGCCGGCGTCGCTGGCGACCGCTCGCGCGAGCTGCTGTCGCTGGTAGATGCGATCGCTCCCGTGCTGCAACCGTTCGCCGACGCACTGGCCGCTCTGAAGGACGAGGACGCCGAATACGTCTTCGGCACGTGCCTATCCGTTGTCGAGCGCTGGCAGGACGCCAGCTGGGCGAAGGTCTGGAACATCGCCCACAAGACGTCGATGTTCGACGACATCGGCATCGACGTGATGCTGCCGCTCGTCGTGCGCGTCGTGGTGGCGAACCTCGGGCCTTTTATCGCCGGGCTCCTTACCAGCCAAGCGAGCAGCCCGGCGGCGACGTAGGCTGGATCCGCACGCTGCCCGGCGGCGAGGATTGGCTGCTCGCGCCCGTACATGCGCAGATGTGCCGGTACGAGTCACTGCTCGACGGAACGCTCGGCCTTGCCGACGTCGCGCTGATGAACGATTCCCTCGCCGTCCGGGCGGACAACGACGCGGCGTACCGCCGCAAGATGGAAAGAGAAAATGGCTGATTCGGTCGTCATCCGCGAGTTCCTGGTCGCGCTCGGCTTCAAGGTCGACGAGAAGGGCCTGAAGAACTTCAAGGAAGGCGTCGAAGGTACGACGAAGGGCGTAAAGCAGCTGATCGCGACGGTGTCTGGCGCCGCGCTCACCGTGAGCGCCGGCGTCGCGGCGTTCGCGTCGAAGCTCGAGCGCCTCTACTTCGTGTCGCAGCGCACGGGCGCGTCGGCGGCCAATCTGCGCGGGTTCGAGTTCGCCGCGCGCAACATGGGCGTATCGGCCGAGGCGGCGACAGGCACGATCGAGAACCTCGCGCGCTTCCTACGCAACAACCCGGCCGGTGAGGGTTACCTCGCGACGCTGGGCGTGCAGACGCGTAACGCAAACGGCGAGCTGCGCGATACGGTCGACATCATGTCGGACCTGGGTAAGTCGCTGGGGAACAAGCCGACGTGGCTTGCGAGCCAGTACGGCAATATCCTGGGCATCGACGAGAACCTGCTGCTCGCGATGCGTAACGGGGACTTCGAGAAGTTCCTGAAGCAGTACCGCGAGATGTCGAAAACGACGGGCCTCGACAAAGCTGCGGACGACTCGCACCGGTTCATGACGCAGCTGCGCGGGCTCGGCACGACGTTCGAAAACCTCGGCATCCGCGTCGAGGGTGCGATGCTACAGAAGGTCGGCCCGCAGCTCGATCGGTTTCAGCGATGGGTAGATGAGCATGGTGATGAGATCGCGGCCAAGATCGGAGACATTGCTAACACCCTACTGAAAGTGGCTGAGGCAGTGGGGCCACCACTCGGGAAGCTGGTCGACCTGCTCCTCGAACTCGATCGCGCGACGGACGGCTGGTCGACGAAGATCCTGCTGCTCGGCGTGGCGCTGAAGGCGCTGGGCGTATTCAAGATCGTCGGCGGTCTCTGGAAGATCGCTGCAGCGCTGCGCGCGGGCGGTGCGGCGGCCAGTGGCGCAACCGGTCTGCTCTCTGCGATGGGCCTCGAGCTCGCCGCGCTCGCCTCGAGTGCTGCCGCCGTCGGCGCCGCGTTCCTCGGTTGGAAGATCGGCGACGGCGTGCGCGACCAGATCGACGGCCTGATCACGAAGCTGTCGGGCGGACGATTCCGCTCGTTGTGGGACATCCTCACGCTGAAGGATCGGCGCGGCCTCGACTCGACGGGCGGCTACACGCAGGCGGAACTCGACAGTGTGCGGAAGAACGGCGGCGGTGGCGCGAAGCTGGCGGCGCCGCGCGGTTCTGCTGCGCCGGCCGCCGCCGCGTCAGGCAGCCTGGCTGGCGCGATGTCGCAACTCGCCGACACGGCGTTCGGACGGCTGATCTCGCGCGGTGAGGGAGACTACAACAGCGTCAACCGTGGCGCGCGCGGCGGATACCGCGCTGGCACCGAGAACTTGGAGGGCATGACGCTCGCGCAGGTCATGGCAGCGCAGCGCGCGGGGCAGTTCAATGCCGCCGGCCGCTACCAAATCATCGGCAGCACACTGGCCGAGGCGGCGCGCTCGCTCCGGCTGAACGGCGACGAGGTGTTCGACCGCAGGCTGCAGGACCGGATCTTCGAGCAGTACCTCGTTCGCAACAAGCGCCGCGCGATCGCCGACTACGTCGAAGGGCGTAGCGACGATCTGCGCGGCGCGCTGCGCGCGGCGTCGCGCGAGTGGGCCAGCGTCGCTGACCCGGACACCGGCCGCAGCCACTACGCCGGCAAGGGCAACAACCGCGCGAGCATCACGGCGGCCGAGATGGAAGCCGCGCTGCGCAACACGCGCGCGACGTACCAGCCAGCCGGCGCGCTAACTGCACAGTCGGCAGCGGGCGGCGGCCCGACGAAGGTCGAACTGCATCAGTCCACGCAGATCCACGTGAACGGCTCGAACGATCCCGCGGCAGCCGGCCGCGCGGTCGAGCGCGAGCAGCGCGCGGTGAACGCAGACATGGTGCGCAATCTACAGGGGGTGATCGCGTGATCCTCGACATGATCATGATCTCGCCGAAGAAGATCGGCAGCATCACGGTGCAGGTCGCTATCGAAGAGGTCTATAACGACGAGCTGATGATCACCGAGCATCCGGCCGAGCAAGGCGCGCAGATCACCGATCACGCGTTCAAGCGGCAGCCGGACCTTTCGATGCAGTGCGGCTGGAGCAATGCCGATTACGAAGCGCTGCTCGGTGCAGCAGAGGCGACGTTCGATGGCGGCGGCTTGCCGTCGGCACAGTACATCAACGCGATTTATTCGCAGTTGCTTGCGCTGCAGCAGGCGCGCACGCCGGTCGATGTCACAACGAGCCGCCGGACCTACCAGAACATGCTTCTGCAGGGGCTGCGGCTCACGGTTGACGCGAAGACGTCGAGCGCGATGATCCTGACGGCGACGCTCAAGCAGATCAAGATCGTGTCGACGCAGGTCACGACGCTGCCGCCGCGCGAGAACCAGGCCGACCCGGCGTCGACGGCCGAGACCGGGAACGGCGGTACGAAAGCCGCCATGCCGGCGACGCCGGCGCCAGGCGGCGCAGTGCCGCCGGGGAGTATGTGATGCCGAGCTTCTTCGAGATACCGTTTTCGCCGCGCCCGGAGCGCTTCACCGTGACGTTGAGCGGGACCGACTATCGCCTGACCGTCCAGTACCGCAAGGCTGGCGGCGCGGGGTGGGTGCTCGACATCGCAGACGCCTCGGACAACCCGCTGGTGTCAGGCATCCCGCTGGTGACCGGCGTCGACCTGCTCGCGCAGTACAAGCACCTGGGGTTCCAAGGGCGCCTGTGGGTGCGGGGTGCCGCTGATCCTGACGACGTTCCGACGTACGAGGATCTCGGGATCGGATCGCACGTTTTCTGGGTGACGGACCAATGAGCATTGAGCAGTTCGGCCGGAAGGTATCGCTGATCATTGGCTTCGACAGCGGAGAGGCTCTCGACCTGTCCAAGCTGCGGATCGTGTTCCGCGTGCAGCGGGGCGACCTGCAGACGCCGAACTCGGCGCGCATCCGCGTCTACAACGTGTCCGAGACGACGGCGCGGCGCGCGCGGAAGGAGTTCACGCGAGTCGTGCTGCAGGCCGGATACGAGGGCAACTACGGGATCATCTTCGACGGCTCGATCAAGCAGGTGCGTCGCGGGCGCGAGAGCCAGACCGACACGTACCTCGACATCACCGCGGCGGACGGCGATTCGGCCTACAACTTCGCCGTGGTCAACACGACGCTCGCAGCTGGCTCGGTCGCTACTGATCACGTGTCGGTTGCGGTCGCGGCTATGAACCCGTACGGCGTGTCGCTCGGGTATGTGCCGAAGGTGACATCGAACCCGCTGCCGCGCGGCAAGGTGATGTTCGGGATGGCGCGCGAGTTCCTGCGAGGGATCGCGAAAACGACGCAGACGGTCTGGAGCATCCAGGACGGAAAGGTCGTGTTGGTGCCGGAGACGGCGTACATGCCTGGTGACGTTCCCAAGATCACGTACGAGACAGGCATGGTCGGGCTGCCACAGCAGACAGCGAACGGCATCGAGGTGAAGATGCTGCTGAACCCGAGTGTGAAGATCGGCCGGCTGATCTGGCTCGACAACGCGAGCGTCCAGCGGTACGAGTACAGCCTGAACGTCGGGCAGCAGGCCGAGAACGAGCGGATCGAGATGCAGGCGAAGCTGCAGGACGATGGCTTCTACTACGTGATGCTTGCGGAAATCAGCGGCGATACGCGCGGCCAAGAGTGGTACACGAGCGTGACGTGCCTTGCGGCCGATGTGACGGTGCTGCCCGATTCGTTCAGGGACAAGGCGGCGGTGCCAACCGCCGACGTGATCAAGCGATTCGGCTAGCGGCCGTACGTTGGCAGCGCCTTGATCGTCATCATCGTGTTCTCGCCGTTGCGCTTCACATCTGCGCGCGCGAGCACGTTGAGCGGCATCGATTTCATCGGCATCTGCGGCACGATGATCACGGCGTCGCCGTCGATCGTCTCGCCCCAGCAGCCGATATCCCACACACCGCGGTAGGACTCGTAGCGCCGCATGTTCTTCGCGTTCGCGAGCGGCAGGTCGCACTTCTTCCCCGTGTACAGGATGGTCGGGAATTCGTTGTCGACGGTTGCGCCGACCTTCATGCCAGCAAACGGGTAGACGTAGGCGTCGTCAGCGACGGCGGCGAGCGGCGCGAGCAGCGCGGCGGTCAACAGCAGTTTTTTCATTTTCATCCCATGGATCGACGTGAAAGGGTAGGCGACCCGGAGGTCGCGCTGCGTGAAGCGTTCGACGGCATGCGCGCGGGCATCTGGACAGCACTGCCCGGCATCATCCAGTCGTTCGAAAGCGCTGCTGATCGGTCGCCAACGTGCAGCGTACAGCCGGCGATCAAGGCGCTCGTGCGCGGCATCGACGGCACGATCCAGAGCGTCGCGCTGCCGCTGTTGGTCGACTGCCCGGTCCAGTTCCCTGCCGGCGGGGATTGTACGTTGACGTTTCCGGTGGCGCCAGGCGACGAGTGCCTCGTCGTCTTCGCGTCACGCTGCATCGACTCCTGGTGGCAGTCGGGCGGCGTGCAGGAGCAGGCTGAACTGCGCATGCACGACCTGTCGGATGGGTTCGTGCTGCTGGGCTTTCGATCGAGGCCGCGCGCGCTCGCCGGCGTGAGCGGCACATCGACGCAACTGCGCAGCGACGACGGCGCGACGTACATCGACCTGAACCCGACGCTGCAGAAGGTCAAGATCGTCGCGCCGGGCGGCTTCCATGTCGTCGCGCCGCTGTCGACGTTCTCGGCGGCCGTGACGATCACCGGGCTGCTGACGTTCGTCGGCGGCATGGTTGGCAGCGCGACGAGCGGCGTAGCCGCGGTGTTCAACGGCGTGATCCAGTACATCGGTCAGGTCTTCGCGAACGGCAAGCGCGTCGACGACACGCACACGCACTCCGATCCGCAGGGCGGCAACACCGGCCCGGTCAACTGAGATCCACATGCGATATCGAAAACTCGACGCTAACGGCGACTACGTCTTTGGCGGGGGCGCGGCCGACTTCCTCGTGAACACGCCGGAGACGGTCGCGCAGGCCGTGCTGACGCGCCTGCGCCTGCTGCGCGGCGAATGGTTCCTCGACACGACGGCCGGCATGCCATGGGCGACCGACGTGCTCGGAAAGTACACGAGCGGGAAGTACGACGCGGCGATCCGCCAATGCATCCTCGGCACGCAAGGCGTGACCGAACTCGTCAGCTACTCGAGCAGCGCTGATCCTGAAACGCGCCTGCTGACGGTCACCGCGACGATCAACACCATCTACGGCACTACCACGGTACAGGCGACATTGTGACTCTCACGACCATCGCACCCACCATCGACGCGAGCGGCATCACGGCGCCGACGTACGCGGACGTGCTCGCGTATCTGCAGGACCAGTACCGGTCGATCTACGGTGCCGACACGTACTTGGAGCCGGACAGCCAGGACGGCCAGATGCTGGGCGTGTTCGCGAAGGCGATCAGCGACGTCAACTCGATCGCGATCGCGATCTACCGGTCGTTCAGCCCGGCGACAGCGCAGGAGGACGCGCTATCGAGCAACGTCAAGATCAACGGCATCGCGCGCAAGGTCGCATCGTATTCGAGCGCCGACCTGGTGTTGGTCGGCCAGGCCGGCAAGACGATCACAAACGGCGCTGCGAAAGATGGCAACGGCGTGCAGTGGTTGCTGCCGGCCACCGTGACGATCCCGCCGAGCGGCACGATCACCGTCACCGCCACATGCGCGACGATCGGCAATGTCTCCGCGCGCGCGGGCACGATCAACCAGATCGCGACACCAGCGCTCGGCTGGCAGTCGGTGACGAACCCGGCGGACGCCGCTGAGGGCGCGCCAGTCGAGAAGGACGCGGTGCTGCGGCAGCGGCAGACGGTGTCGACCGCGCTCCCGTCGCTCACAGTGCTCGACGGCATCATCGGCGCGGTGGCGAACGTTCCGGGCGTCACGCGATACGTCGCCTACGAAAACGACACCAGCGCGACGGACGCGAATGGCATCCCGTCGCACTCGATCTCGCTCGTGGTCGAGGGCGGCGACGCGACAGCCATCGCGAACGCAATCGCAGCGAAGAAAACGCCGGGTTCCGGGACGTATGGCACGACTGCCATCATCGTCGCGGACATCTACGGCCGTCCGATCACGATCAGGTTCTTCCGGCCGGTGGACGCGCCGATCACGGCGACGGTCACGCTGAAGGCGCTCACCGGCTATACCAGCCAGGCGGGGCAGCAGATCCAGCAGGCTGTGTCGGACTACATCAACGGCGTGCAGATCGGTGGTGGCCTGTCCGGCAGCGTCGAATGGGGTGACGCCCTGACCGCAGCGAACGGCGTGGGTGGTGGCGTCACGTTCAAGCTGTCCGGCCTGACGCTCACCGGCCCGCGCGGCGCCGGCGCGCCGGACGTTGCGCTGCTGTTCAATGAGGCCGCGTCTTGTGCGCCGGCGGATGTGACTCTGGTGGTGACCTGATGGCCGAGCTGACCGACTACACAGCCCTGATTACGTCCGAGCACCGCGACAAGCCGCGGTTCGCGGCGACCGTGGCGGCCATCGTGCAGCCCACTGTCGACCAGATGAACGTGCTGCAGAGCATGCCGGGCAAGTTCGACCTCGACAACGCGGTCGGCGTGCAGCTCGACGACGTCGGCGCCTGGGTAGGCGTGTCGCGGAAGATCCGCATCCCATTGACCGGCATCTACTTCTCGTTCGACATCGCTGGACTCGGGTTCGATCAGGGTACGTGGAAAGGGCCGTTCGACCCGGACACGGGACTCACGGTGCTCGACGATGACACGTACCGGCTCGTCATCCGCGCGAAGATCGGCGCGAACCACTGGGACGGCACGCTCGCGTCGAGCGCGGCGATCCTGAACAGCATCTTCGGCGCGGACACGCACGTGTTCATCGAAGACCACCAGGACATGTCGATGACGATCGGGATCTCCGGCAAGGTGCCGTCGGCCGTCTTTCTCGCGCTGCTCGCGGGCGGGTACATCCCACTGAAACCGGAGGGCGTGCGCGTCGCCTACACGATCGTGACGACTGTCGACGGCGCGCCGATGTTCGGGTTCGACATGAACAATCAGTTCGTCGCCGGGTTTGATTCCGGCGCCTGGGGAAAACCGGTCTGACCGGTCCCGCGCATTCCATGCTTTGAGCCGCCTTCGGGCGGCTTTTTTTTATTCCCGGAGCACTGATGGCAAGCAACGACTTTCTCGCGTTCGGCGGCGGCGGTGCCGCGAACGTCATCGACCAGGCCACCTACGCGGCGCTTGCGGCTCGCCTGACCGGTTTCCAATCCGGAACCGCACAGTCGGCGCAGCTCAATAAGGTCTGGCGCCAATCGAGCATCATGGCCGCGGTGATTGCTCAGTTCATCGTCAATCAAACGGGCCAGAACGCGGTGGACGACGGCACGACGGCTACGCTCCTGTCGAACTTCGCAACCGCTGTCGCAGTGTCGGCCCGCCAGAATCCCGTTCTCGCCGATACGGGCGCCGCGAATGCATACGCAGTGGCAAACTTGGCCGCGTTTTCGGCTTACCCGACCGTCTCTGGCCTCGTAATCGATGTGAGCATCGCGAACGCCAATACGGGCGCGTCGACTCTGAATGTGGATGGCCTCGGTGCGAAGCCGATCTATGGACTCGCCCTGCAGGCGCTCCAAGGTGGCGAACTGGTTGCCAATGGCGTCGCGTGCCTGCTGTACATCGTGGCGCCGACGGTCAATGCAGGGAATGGCGCGTGGATTCTGATGGAGTGTGCCGGCGGCGCGCAGCAGGTCGCCACAGCGACGCAGAGCCGGCATGCCGTGCAGTTCGGGCAGGTCTCCGGTGTTGTGGGACACGCTCGAAATCTGTCGATGAGCGTGACGGCAGCGAGCGCATCGGCGACGCTGACGGCGGATGAGATTGTCGTCGAGACGGCGCTCGGCGGCTTGCGCTATTGCCTTGCCAACTTCAACAAGACGATCAACCTCGCGACGACCGGTGCTGGAGGCATGGACACCGGGAGTGCGCCGGTATCTGGATTCGTCGGGATCTATGCGATCTATAACCCGACGACGGGCGCGAGCGCGTTGCTCGCCACGAACGCAACTGCGGCCAAGGTACCCGAGGTGTATGCGGGTGGTCATATGCCTTCGGGCTATACGGCGAGCGCGCTGGTGAGCGTTGTTCCGACTAACGGGGCAGCTCAATTCCCTATGCTGTATCAGGCCGACCGACAGGTTGATCTGGCCCAAGTCGGCATCCTTGGCACGTCAACCGATGGCGGGACGACATGGAATTCTGTTGGCATCAGCGGATTTGCTCCCATGAATGCCAAGACATTCAAGGGCTACGCATCCGGGGCCAATTCAAATGCAGGGGCGTTCAACCTCGGGATCGGTGGCAACTCAAGCGGCATCGGTAACCTTACCGCAAACTTCTCTGCGAATGGCTGCTCTTTCCAGGCGACCGGAATCCCCATCGTTACGCCTCAGACTGTCTACTGGTACTACCACTTTAGCGGGACTGTATCCTCGCTATCGTTCACGCTGTATGGATCAGGCTATACGTTCTAAGGGAATCTCATGACCACCGAAGTCAATGTCGCCTTCTCCACCGCGGATGAGGAGGCCATAATCGCTTGCATGGCTACCACGCAGTCGACGACGCTGTTTCCGTATCAGGGAAAGGTATCGACCAGTGATCCGCGGTATGCCGCGTTCTATGACGCCTATCCGGCTCTCCAGCCTATGATGCCAGCGCCGAACTCGTAATCCGTGCCATCCCCCTCAGTTCGGGTAAGATTCGGAAAGAACTGGAGGGGTAGCATGAATTCGATTTCCGTGCAGGACAATGGGCAGCGCAACACCATCACTTATCCAGATGATGCGATTCTTGATAATGTGAGCATCGTTTTTAACGGCAATGATAACAACATCGTCATTGAACGATCATGTCTTAACAATGTGATTATCGAGGTGTTCGGAAATAATAATTCCTATGAAATAAGAAAGGATGCGTGCGTTTGTAATTTCATAATCCGGTCGAAGGTTGGGGCCGGGCCATGCCAAGACGCCGATCGGACAATTCTGCGAATCGGTGAGGCGGCAAAGATCGACCAAGGGCAGGCGATATTGGGCGCTGACGACACGACGATTGAAATCGGCCGCTCCACTACGGTCGTTGAATCGAAGTTTTTTGCGGTCGAGCGAAGCACGTCGATATGTATTGGCGATGGATGCCTTTTTTCCTGGAGTATCGAACTGCGAACGAGTGATTGGCATTCGCTGTTCGATTCGGAGGGCAGCAGAATCAATCCGCCGGCATCTGTGAAGGTCGGCAACAAGGTATGGATTGGGTCGGACGTTCGTGTTCTGAAGGGCGTATCGATCGGAGACGGGGCTGTTATTGGAACTGGCTCGATCGTGACACGCGATGTTCCGGAGTCCTCGGTTGCCGTAGGAAACCCGGCTCGCATCGTGCGACGAGGCGTGTCATGGAATCATGACGCGTCGTTGAAATCTTAGCCTTACCAGACACGCGCCCAATCGGCCTTCGCCACGGCTCGGCCGATCCACCATAGGCGACGACTACGAGAGCCAATGGGATAAGGATTACGGTTGTCGGCAGCCTTGAACGCTTCGTATCCCTCCAGATACGCGTGATCCTCGCGGTACTCCGGGGCAGCGTTGCCGCTTTGATATTCGGCTACCAGGCGCGCGAAGAAATCACGAATACGGGCACCGATTCCCATCCGAGATGCTTCGGCAGACTTTGAGTCGTTCATTTGGCGGATTCCTGATGTAACGAGCCGGACACTTGCCGACATTGATCGCGCGCATTCTACAGCACTAGTGCGTATGGATTTCGGAGCGCCTTGATCAGGCGCCTAACCTTCTATATCAACAGCCGCCCATGAGGCGGCTTTTTCGTTTCGGGGACTCGATGAAGAGCGATCTCGCGACAAGCGCTGCGAAGGTGGCGCCGGCGGTGGGAAGCAATTTCTGGTTGTGGTTGACCAACCACGACATCAACTGGTGGGTAGCCGTCGCGACGATCGCGTACATCGGATTGCAGGCGTACTACCTGGTCAAGAACAAGGGGAAGAGGGCATTGCTCGATGGCTAACGTACCGAAGAAGACACTCGCTGGTGTTGTGGGGGCTGCTGCTGCAGCCCTTCTTTTTTCCATGGTTCCGAAGTTCGAGGGGCTCGAGCTCGTCGCGCGGCCGGATCCGATCGGGATCATCACGGCGTGCAACGGCGACACGAAAGACGTGCGCGCTGGCCAGCGTTTCACGCCGGACGAGTGCCGCGCGCGCCTTGAGCAACGCCTGATCCAGCATGCTGAGCCGGTGCTGAAGTGCACGCCGGCGCTGAAGGGCCACACGTACCAGCTCGCGGCCGCGGTGAGCTTCGCCTACAACGTCGGCACCGGTGCGTACTGCGGTAGCACGACGGCGAAGCGGTTCAACGCTGGCGACTGGAAGGGCGCGTGCCGTGCACTGAACGAAGCGGATAACGGCCGGCCGCAGTGGGTAACGGCTGGCGGCCGCGTGCTGCCGGGCCTGGTGAAACGGCGCGCCGAAGAGCGCGCATTGTGCGAGCGCGACCTATGACGACCACAAAAACGCATGAGACACGGCGCACGCTCGCCGAGGACGTGTTCTATCCCGATCACGAGCCGCGCACCGAGTCGGCGACGTTCCGTGCGAGCAAGCGCACGATGAAGGCGGCCGGCGGCTACGTCTGCGCGGTGTGCGGCGATGACCAGGCGGTCGAGTCGCATCACCGGTTCTTCGAGTGGGCGTTCTCGCACGCGATCGACTGGAAGTGGATTCGCGAGGTCGCGATCAACAAGTGCGACACGATGTTCAGCCACAAGCTGCGGCGCATCGTACCGATCCCGCTCCAGCACCCGGTCTGGGACGTCATCAAGCTGACGCAGGGCTTCGACTGGGAGGCGTTCGACCCGGCGCGGCCGGAGGCGTTCGTCGACTCGACCTACAACCAACTGCTGCTGTGCGCGCTCCATCACCGGGGCAAGGATCACGGCCGGCACGAGGAAAGCGATCCGGTCTGGAGCGTGCAGGCGTTCCTGCTGCCGGGCTTCGTCTACTCGCCGGATGAGCTCAAGCAGCTGCACGCAAAGGAGCAGAAATGACCTGGCTCGATCCCCGCGTCTGGCTCGTCGTCATCGCAGCCACTGTCGGCGGCCTCGCTGGCGGGTACTTCAAGGGGCACGCCGACGGCACGCGCGCGACGGTCGGCGCCGCGCAGAAGGCGCAGCTCGCCGCTGTCGCGGCCGCGCGCGCCGAAGAACAACGCCGCACTGCGGCCCAATCGGAGATTGCGAAAGATGCGAACCAACAACGAACGGCCGCGCTCGCGGATGCTTTTGCTGCTCGCGCTGCCGCTGGCAGCCTGCAGCAGCGTGTCGACCAGCTCGTCGCAGCCGCCCGCCATCCCGCCGCTGCCGCCGGAGGCCCGGCAGCCGGCGACGCCCTCGATTTGCTTGCCGACGTGCTCGGCCGCGCTGACCAGCGCGCGGGCGACCTGGCAGAGTATGCTGACCGTGCCCGCATCGCCGGCCAGCAGTGCGAGCGCGACTACGACGCGCTGAGGGCGGCGGCACGCTGACGTCTTCGCTCTGCACGTTTCGTCAGCCACTCAACGATCCGGCCGTGCCGTGCGACCGCCTCGTGATACCCGTACGTATCGACTGTCCGATACTGCCATCCCGGCTCGTACACGTAGGGCACAAAGTACGGTTGCGCGGGAGGATCGTGATCAACCGTCATCCCCAGAAAGACCGTCCAGACGCGCGTGTTCTCAGCGACCGTCGTGTCTGCGATGTTCTTGTCGAACGCGCAGAACGTCCCTAGATCGACCCTGACCGGTTCGTGTTGAGCGTTGAGGATGAAATAGTGCTGCATGGCAGTAAGCGAGTGCTGTATGGATATACAGTTTATCGCGGGGTAAGATGGGACCGTCAACTCGAAAAATTGGGGACGGCGATGTGCACGAACTACGTGGCGCCCGGCGAAGACCCGGGCTTGAGCGAGTTGCGGATCGGCAGCTTCGTCGATCTCTACCGGTGGCACCCGTGGAAGCCTGAGATCTACCAGGACTATGACGCGCCGATCGTCGGCTACGTCGACGGGCAGCTCAAGCCGCTGATCGCCGGCTTTGGCTTCTGGCCGCGCGCGCTGCAGAAGGCCAACGTCGAGAAGGCGAAGGAGCAGGGCAAGAAGCCGCCGATCATGCGCAGCACGATGAACGTGCGCGACGACAATCTCGGGAAGTCGCCGCTATACGGGCCGGCCTGGCGCGCCGGGCGCCGCTGCCTGATCCCGGCGAAATGGATCTACGAGCCGAACTGGGAGACGGGGAAACACATCCGGTACCGGATCGGACTGGCCGGCTGGCGGCCGCTATGCGTCGCCGGGATCTGCCGGACGCTGCAGCGCCTGGACGGGGCTGAGCATCACACGATGTCGATGATCACGGTGAACGGTGAGGGGGCACCCGATTTTTTCTCGGATGCACAAGCCGGATGACGAGAAGCGCGCGGTCGTTATCCTGCACCCCGACGACTATGAGGAATGGCTGACAACGTCGAACGTCGAGGCGGCGCGCGCGATGCTCCAGTTGTATCCAGCCACCGAAATGAGTGCAGGGCCCGAGCTAGAAGGGAATTCAAATCGTAAGAAAGGGACCTGACTCGCCCCTCAGCTCCTTTACGTTGGGGTATGATCGAGATCGAGAAATGGCGTCAAGCAACACGGTCAGTGTCGTTCGCTCAATTCACGCCTCAGTCAATTTAGGGAAGGCAATCCGTCGATATGCTAAGAAATCTAACGATTTCAGGGTTCAAATCAATTAAAAGGCAGTCTATTGATTTGGGGCGCGTTAATTTATTTATTGGTCAAAATGGCGCAGGAAAGAGTAATATTCTAGAGGCAATTGGGATGCTTTCTGCTGCAATTAGTGGCGGAATTAGCTATCCGATTTTAGGCGCCAAGGGGGTTCGCTCATCTGCTCCGAGCGTATATCGATCTGCACTTAAAGGTGGGCGGCCCAAATATTTTGATTTGAGTGCAAAATTCGATTCGCTCAAATATCACTGTAACGTTTATAGCAACGATAATTCATCGGCCGGTGCATGGAATTTCCACTCAGAATCATTTGCCCGAATTGTCGGGAAAGGGGAAAAGGAAAAAATTTTTGCTGGACGTTCGGCCAAGGGTATTAAGATAGATGGGGTGTCGCAGCACCGAAAGATTATTGGATCGGGTCAAAGTATTGGGATGGCGTTGGAGATATTCGACGTCTTATCGCGAGAGGAAAGTTCCAATATCAAAGATCTATCCGATTATGCCATATATTCTCCATTTACTAGTATTTTACGCGGAGTTGCAAGTGATCATAGTCTTGCAACCCCTCTGGGTCTCTATGGTGGAAATCTGCCGACCGCCATTAATGAGGTTCTAACGCAAGAAAATAGGGATGAATTGGTGCATTTTTTTCAATTCTTCCCTTGGTTTCGCAAATTCGGTGTGTCTCGACCCGATCCAAATCTCACAGACAAGCAGATGCCACCAGGCACGCTCGCTCTGAGGTTCACAGATCGGTATATGGCGAGGGATTTTAGTGATTTGTACTCTTCGGACGTTAGTGAGGGCGCCCTGTATGGTGCGTTCATCCTTACGCTAATGCTTCATGAAAAGTCGCCAAGAATCTTTGCGCTTGATAATGTAGATAGTACATTGAATCCTGGGCTCGTGCGGCGTCTCGTTAAAACGATTGGAATGCTGGCTCACGAGTATGATAAACAGGTCATTTTAACGACGCATAATCCCACTGCACTGGACGCATTGGACTTGTTTGATGACGAGCACAGGCTATATGTTGTTGATCGCAATCCGGAGACGGGCGAGACTGAAGCTAATAGACTGCACCCACCTGCGGACATGACGCGAGAAGAGTGGGCGGAGCAAACGGGGAATGCAAAATTGTCAGATCTTTGGCTCGACGGTTTTTTAGGGGGGCTTCCTCCAGCAGAGGATTTCTAAGCAATATGACAAAAAAGAAAATATTTCATGTTGTTTGTGAGGGGAATACCGACTACGAGGTATTGCGAGCTGTCGCAAAGGAGGTCGGCCTAAAACAGGGCGAGGATTTTCGTACATCCCCGCTTTTCCCGCCGAATCCCAAGGCAAACGCGGGATGGCCAAATTTAAAGATTTGGTGCAAGAAGCAGGCATCTACCCTTTCTGGAACGTTACAGGCGGAGGCTGTTGCGGCTGCAACCCTACTGGGTGCGACCCCTATGAAGAATGCAGAAAAGCGGCAGGTTGATAAAATTTCCGCTGCGCTACTCTTGAAAAGCAGTATGGGGAGAAACGCGATTGTTTTGCAATTAGATGCGGATATCGCGCATGATCTATTTCCTGATGCGGGGGTTCCAAAAGATACCCATTTGATGCCATTGACTCCGGCTGACAGGGTTCGGATTTGTGAGGCCGCGATTGATTCTTGGCTTGGTCCCCATCTGAAAAAGAAGAATATCGATATATATTACTGCATAACAAGCTTGGCATTGGAGAACTGGATTCTTACACTTCATAATGAGGCTTCCCTTAAAGTGCCAGTGGGGGAAAATTACGACCACCTTCACTATCCGGATCAGAGGCTTGTTGCGCTTGGTTATGCTAATAGTAAAGGCGAACTGAAAAAGGATCCGCCAAAATACAAGCTGTATGGTGAGGCGTTAGCAAAAGGGTTGCAGGTCTCGATTTATCGATCACCTTCACTTTTCAATTATTGCTCCACATTGTCATCTGCGTAG